CTGGTCGTCCTCGAGGATCCCCTTGTAGGTCTCCAGCTGCTTCTCGGTGATCCTGAGCAGCGAGCCGGGCGCCAGCTCGGCACCGCCGCTCTTGCGGGCGTGCGGGACGCGCGCCTTGTAGCTGTCGGGCAGCTTTGCGAGCGCATCGGCCGCTGCCTTCATCGAGTCGATGGCGGCCGACAGCTGCTTGCGGATGCCGACAAGCTCGTCCCCAGGCCAGTCCTCGATCACGCCAGCGCGGCGCGCGGTCTTGTTCACGATGTTGGCGATGAGCACCGCCTCGCGCTTAGGCGCGGGCAGGCGCTGCGTCTTGAGCCAGTTACGGGACTTGGCACCGTTCGGCTCGCCATCGTCCTCGTCTTCGAGATCGCCTTCGGCATCATCGACCTCGTCCTCGAGATCGTCGACCGGGTCAGGAGCTGGGGCTGCCTTGGCAGCGGGCTTCGTGGGGGGCTGTGCAGGTGCGGGGTTCTTCTTGGTCGCCATTGTCGTTCTTCTTTCGTTGGTTGATCCGGGCAGGTGCCCGAGGAGCCCAGCATGATCGCGCATGCGGGGTTCCTCGGATACCCTCCGAGCGGAGGGAAGGAGAGCTTACACGGTAGGGATGACAGTGGTCCCCGACGCGGTGGTGATAGTCAACCCCGCATAGTGGACTTTCAGTAGCTGCCAGAGGGACTTGCGCTCGCCGGCCGGTACGAAGGTGGCCTTCGCCTCGCGCAGCCAGCGACGGCCAGGGATGTTGCGGAACGCGGCCACCGCAGACGGGCGGTACGGCGCACGCACGAGATACCCCGTCACGGCGGGGAAGGTCCGCCAGCGGCCGACGAACGGGGGCAGCACGTGCTCCTCGATGACGACGCCATCGCCCTTCGGTGCGTCCTTGCCCCGGTACTCGATCCGGTCGGGCAGCTTCTTGAAACCCATCACGCGCAGCGCCGCGCAACCGTCCGCACGGAGCTGCTCGTCCTCGCGGTGCACCGCGATCTGGTGAATGATGCGATTCGCCGCGACGCGCGCGTCCTCGCCGAGTGCAGCGAGCTCCTCATCGTACCCATGGCGCTGGCGGCAGATGGGGCCGATGGCGACCTCGACGGAGAACGCGTCCAGCAACGGACGGTTGCAGATCGCGCAGTGCGTGGCGAGCATGGTGGTGGCAGGGGCAGCTTCGTAGCTCATTGGTGGTCTCCTTCGTGGTGGTGGGGAAGGTGTTACGACTCGACGACCTTGACGGTGAAGCCAGCGGCGATCAACGCGCTCGTGGTCCGGTAGGTGTTCCACGGCACGGTGAACTCGCCGACTGCCGGCCGCACTAGATCGTTGACGGAGTCAAAGGCCTGCGCAGCCCGCGAAGCGAAACGCGGATTCGCGACGGTGACGATCGTGCCGCCCTCGTCCGACTCGGTGACGAACACGATCGGCTTGTTCTTGGTCTTCATGGTGGTCTCCTTCGTGATGGTGGAGCTGCATACGCCTCGGGGGCGTTTCGGCCTTCCGGCCTCATCAGTGCAGCAGGTCAGACTTCTTCGTCGATTTCGACATCGAAGCCAAGCGCCTTCAGGCCTTCGGCGAGCACCAGGCGGATGGCCTGGCCTTCCTTCTCGAAGTCGTTGGCGCGCATGATCTTGGCCATGCACACCTCGAAAGCGACCGGCGCGTTGCACTGAAACTTCCGCGTACCCTTGACGGTGCGGTGCGAGGCGTCCGGGCCGTACTGCGGCTCGGCGCGCAGCGAGCCGGCGAGGACCTTGTCAACGTCCGAGCCCTCGGCCAGGACCATCTCGAGGCCAGCGTCGGTGAGGGTGAGAAACTTGTTGGTGTTGTGCGACATGGTGGTTTGCCTTTCGTGTGATGTGGTGGTGGAGATCGTTAACTGCATACGTCCTACAACGTTTCGCCCTTCCGGGCTCATCAGTGCAGTAGTGAGCCTCGATCCGTGTAGCTGGCGACAGTGGCGAGTACTAGGCCCCACGATGGTGGCGTACCGTTCGGCGTTGCCGCGTAGCGATCGAGGTATTCAGCTTTCAGAGATCATCGTCCCCCCTGCCCCGCCCGCCCCGCCTCCCCTTCCCCTTTCCGCCGACCCAAGAACAGCATCACCCATCCACATTTTTTGCCAACACCCAAAAGATAAAAAAGATCACCTATAAAATCGCAGAGTTATGAAATAGTTGCGAATGTTCCAGCGCGTCATCTTTCGAGATCCTAGGTCCTGGGGTAGGGTTGGCAACCGTGCAACTCATCCCCATCTCGCTGGATTCCTTGGACAACGCCCCGCTCAACGCGAACCGGATGTCCCCAACGAAATACCTGCAACTGATCGAAAGCATCAAAAGGATCGGGTTTTCCGTTCCGATCACAGTGCGGGCCAAAGGAGATCGCTACGAGATCATCGATGGACATCATCGAGCGAAGGCCGTCCGAGAGATCGGTGCAACACAAACTATTCCTGCGATCGTGCTCGGAGCGAACGAAGACCCGCGTCTCGTAGCGCTAGCCTTGAATCGTCTCCGAGGAGAAACGGACCTCTCGATCGCGAGCGAGCTGCTGGCGAACCTCATCGATGACGGCTTCCACTACGATGACCTTCAGATCGCGGGATTCTCCGAGCTCGAGCTTCAGGAGCTTGTGCACTCGCTCAAGCAGATCGATCCTGACCTCGAGGACCTTGACGGTGCCGAGATGCCGGAGGAGATCGGCACGCCCGTAGCTCGTCCGTTCCTCCTCGAGCTGACGTTCAGGAATCGCGAGGATCTCGCCGAAGCGAAGCGGGCGCTGCGCAAGGCCTGTGGTAAAGGTGGAGATCTTGCCGACGGGCTTCTTCGTCTGACTCGAGGATGACCGTCGGAATCTCCGACGAGGAAGGCAAGACCATGCCTGCAATGGACACGCGCGACTGGCGACGAGCAGGCTACCTGCCGATCGGAGACGCTGCTCGTGCGATCGGCCTACGCATCCAGACGCTGCATCATCAGATCAACAAAGGGCGCATCCCGTTCAAGCTTCAAGGGCGATACCACTTCGTGAAGCTCGGCGGGATCATCCGATGGATTCGTGAGCACTACACTGACGAGGCAATCGCAGCGAAGCACGTTGCAGCGCTGCGCGAGGCCATCAAGCTCCGACATGACGTCGGCGCGCAAAGGGACCGATGATCATAGAAGTGACGAACATGCTGTGCAGGTTGCTCGGTGCGAGCGATGAGGAGACTGCTTGGCTGCACCAGTACCTCAGCTTCGAGACGACGAGCTACAGCGCCGGCACCAAGCGCGTGACGATGCTCAAGCACAACGGATCATTCCCAGGTGGCCTCCTGGCATTGGTCCGCGATGCTGCATCGCGTGATGGGGTCAAGATCGAGGAGCTCGACAAGCGAATCTCGGCCATCAAGCCCGACGCGAACGCAGACCTCGCATGGCTACGCGACTACCAGCTTGAGGCTGTCGAGGCCTGCGTTCGTGAGCGCCGAGGGATCGTGCGCTCCCCGACGGGCTCGGGCAAAGGAGAGATGATCGTCGGGCTGGTGAAGCGCCTGCCAGGACGATGGTTGTTCCTGGTCCACCGCGAGACGCTGATCGATCAGCAAGGGAAGAAGTACAAGCTGCGGACGGGCAAGCAGGCGAACGTTCTATCGAGGACCTCGCCGGCAGAGTGGAAGCTCGAGCCGGGTCTCAACATGATGACCTTGCAGTCCCTGGCGAGCGGGATCCGCCACGACAAGGACGGTGTCGATGCTGCGCTGAAGAAGCTCGATGGTCTCGTGGTGGACGAGTGCCACGTGGCGCCGGCAGACGTCTACTACAACGCGATCGAGCGGTGCCCAGCTGGCTACCGATTCGGCTTCTCGGGCACGCCGCTCGATCGGACCGACAACCGCAGTCTCATGGCGATAGCCGCACTCGGCAAGGTGATCTACAGCATCAAGGCCAAGACTCTGATCGAGGCTGGCGTACTGGCGATGCCACACATCACCATGATCAAGGTGACCCAGAGGCCTCCAGAGATGGCATCCCGATCGGGGTTCACGTCGCCATGGAGGCGCAAGGCCGAAGGATCGAAACGGTTCAAAGAGGTCTACGACGCCATGATCGTGGACGGTGCCGAGCGTAACAAGGCCATCATCGAGCTCGCGATGTCCGTGGCCAAGCCCTGCATGGTCTTCGTCAAGCTTGTCGACCACGGCAAGATGCTGCACCGATCGTTCGAGATGGCAGGCCTCAACTCCGAGTTCGTTTGGGGCAACACCAAGGCTGAGACCAGGCTCGCAGCGATCGAGCGGCTAGAGCGACGCGACTCCGATGTGATGGTGGCATCGGTGGTCTTCCAAGAGGGTGTCGACATTCCCTCTTTGCAGTCGGTGATCATCGCCTCGGGTGGCAAGTCCGTCATAGCAACTCTACAGCGGATCGGCCGAGGCATGAGGACCGACAACGGACGCAAGGCTTCGTTCGAGGTCTACGACATTCTCGATCGAGGCTCACCGATGCTAGAGCGACACAGCCGAACGAGGATGAACGCTTACGTGCGCGAGGGCTACGAGACAGTGATCAGATCGGATGATGGGTCTCGCACGACTGCGTTCAAGCCGAAGCTGAAGACCAGGCGCGAGGCTCGCGAGGGAATGCTCTAGACCTCGAAGGATGGCCTGCAATGCCTTCGTGCGATGTGAGGCCTCATGGCCAGACCCTACTAATGGTGTGGTCGAAAAAATCGCGACCCTAGAACCGCAAGGCTCTTGTTCAGTACCCGTCCGTTATGGCAGATCTGCAAACCCACCATGCTAGCCGACCAACCTGCTGACGGCCTGACCGAGCCGGCAGCGGGTGACCTCCGGCTCTTGCCACCGAGCGCGCTCGCGCTGTGGAAGGTGCTCGTGCGTGAGCGCGACCGATGCGCGAGCGCTGGTGACTGGTTCAAGGCTGACCTTCGAGTGCTCGCAAGCCGCGCTCGCCTGGGGTCCTACTCGACTGCCGTGCGAGCTCTTGCTTCGCTACGTAACGCAGGCCTCGTGCCGACCGAAAGGCACATCGTCATGCGGCGCATCGGTGGCGACTACCGGCGATCACAGGAACGCAACTGGTACTTCGTCGCCGGATCGTACTCACGCCGAAGTGGCATCGACAAGATCCGCTTCCCTCGAGAAGCTTGGGAGGACTTCGTGCAGCAGTGCCGCGCCGGCATCCGGCGCGACCTGATCAGGATCAAAGGACTCGCTCCGAGGCTGTACGAAGAGACCAACTGGCGGCCGGAATGGTCGTTAGAGATCCGCCATGGTTTGTTCATTAGATCCCTATCTTTAAGTGCCAAGTCTGCTCTCTGTATATCTCCTAAGAAGGAGATAGGATCTTCTTTCAGTACTTCGTACTTGAAAGAAGATGTCCGCTTCGCGGATTTCTCTTCACCTCCCCCAGAGGATCTCGCTGCTAGCGATGCATGGTGTGACCTAGTCGAGTCCAAACCACCACCTCGGCCTATCCTGATCCCAAAGCCAGGTCCTTGTCCGTGGAAGCCCATCGACAAACCTCTCCCACCTCAACACCCCGTCTTCGTCGTCTTAGAGCATACAGACCCTGATCACCACGTGGTGCACGTCTGCCTCGAAGCATATCGGCAAGCCGTACGCAAGGTGTACGGGATCAAGTGGTGGGGCTGGTCCAAAGGCCTCAAGCCCGGCATGAAGCACTACGATCGTTGGCTTGCCTGCGGACGTATGATCGCCGAGCACGCCATGGTCCCCGAGCATTGGGCCATCTGGCGGCTGACGTGGTTCAAAGAGAACACAGAGAAGTTTGCTTCGAAGCCCCCTCCGCCGCTGATCATCATGAGTGCAAAATCAGTGTCGAAAATGCGCGGGCACTTCAAGAAGGACTTCGAGCGCCCGATCGCAACACAGAAGCTTGACCATCTCGTACTCGAACAGACCCACCGTAACGAAGAAGCACAGCGCATCCACTCAGGCGAGCCCAACCGCTTCTCGATGACCATGCATGCGGCATACGTCGAGATGCGACGACAAGAAATCCTTTTCGGGTACGATGACCCGCTAGCTCTGTACCCGACACGCAAGGGCACCACTTGAAGGAAGCACCACCACCTCCTGTCTACCTCCTCGAGCCGGCGATTGAGCAAGCCATCGCACTCGCTGCGAGTACAGAACCGAAGTTCTGGGCAAGCCTCGGCTACGCGATCGATCCGCGCCGCATGCGGAACAAAGAGGCGCAACGGATCCTCGATACAGTGCGCATCCTAGTCACGATGACAGGCGGCGGACCAACCTCGTCGATCGTTGTCGTCCAGCAACTGAACAACCTCTCGGCGTCGGGCAGTATCGAGAGCGCAGAGGTCCGGCGTTGCCGCGACTACCTCATCGATGCCGAAGCTGTTGCGATCAACACGCAGGAGCTTATCGGTGTCGTAGCTCCCATCATCAAACGATCGCACTACAAGGAAGTCGTTCAGAAGGCAAACGACAGCTTCGCGAAGAACGTTCCGCCAGAGCAAGCTGCGTCCGAGTTCGAGCGCGTATCGAAGATCGGTGTCGTCCGCGAGGAAGACTCGGGCCGTCTCAGCTCGATGATCAACGACGACGCTGTGCTGATAAAGAAGAAGGACGAGCCGACCTGTCCGATCGGAGTGACCGAGCTCGACCAGCCTCTCGGCGGTGGTCTTGAACGGCCAGCGCTTGGCTTGCTCGTCGGTGGCACTGGCAGTGGCAAATCGTTGATGCTTGCTCACGTTACTGTTGAGGCACTGCTCGCCAAGCGTGATGCCGTCTACGTGACCCTCGAGCTGGGGAAGATCGCGACCACGAGGCGCATCATCCGCAACCTCGTCGGGATGACCCAGCCAGAGATTACGATCGACCCTGCGCTTGCTCGCTCGCGCTACTCGATGCTTCAGGCTGGCGGACTTGGCCAGCTTCGAGTGGTGTACATGGACCCGCTTGTTACGAGTCCGAAGGACATACGAACCAAGATCATTGAATTTTGTCGCGAGGACCCGACGTTCAACCCGACAGTGATCGCTGTCGACTTCATGGATAAGGTGCGGGTCAACATCAAGACCAAGGCGTACGATGATCAACTGCTGGTAGCCGACAGCCTACGCTCGATTGCCGTCGAGCGCGATGGTTGGCTATGGACCGCCTCGCAAGGCACGAGGCAAGCGACTGGCAAGTCCTGGCTCGGCCTCGATGCTGTAGCCGACTCGATGAACAAAGTCCGCAGCGCTGACCTTGTGATCGGCATCGGGCGAACAGAGGACGATGAGATCGAAGGGATGATTCGGTTCTCGATACCGAAGCGCCGCGAGGGCGAGGGTGCACACACTCACGTCGGGCCGATCCCATGGGACCCGGAGCATGGGCGCATTGCAGTCATCACGAGGCCTACGCCGTGGTAGATCCGACGCTAGCTCTCGGTGCGCTTAGTGGAGCTCGTAAGGGTGGCCAGGGTTGGTACCGCGCGAACTGCCCCTACTGCGAGCAATCGACGGGCAAGGCCGATCGTCGGCAATCGTTGGGCATCAAGCCGTCGATCTCGTTCTTCTCCTGCTTCAAGTGTGGTGTACGCGGGCGCTTGCCAGACGACGAAGCGGTGATGCAAAGCTTCGAGCCTGTGGTGAAGGAAGACGGCGACGCTGTCTTCACCGCACCGCCTGGCTTCGAGGCGTTCGATAGTGACGACGCATGGACCTCGGTCTTCCTGGCCGAGCCTCGAGAATACCTGCTCCGTCGAGGCATCGACCGTCGGACAATCGTCTCGGCAGGGATCGGTGCTTGCGTCTTCGGGAAGCTTGCAGGACGGATCGTCGTGCCGTGCTTCGATCTCGACGGCGAGACCTGGCTCGGATACTCGGCGCGTGATTGGACCAACAAACTGGAGCTTCGATACAAGTACCCGTACGGCATGCAGCGCGAGCGGTTCCTCTACAACCAAGGCGCGCTCTACAAAGACACCTCAGATCCAGTCCTGATCGTCGAAGGTGTCTTCGATGCGTTGCCGTACTGGCCGGATGCTGTAGCTTGCCTAGGCAAGCCAGGAGAGAACCACAAGCATCTGCTCGAGGACGAGGCCATCACCAGGCCGATCGCTGTCTGCTTAGACGGTGATGCTCATGAAGAAGGATGGGCGCTGTCGGAACGATTGCGCTTGAGCGGAAGACTAACAGGTCACGTGCAGCTGCCACCATGCACAGATCCAAACACGGTTGATCGAGAGTGGCTTAGGAGCGAAGCAAGGTCATGCATCCAGTACTAGAGAAGTTCGAGTTCAAATCCTTCGACGGCCACATCAAGATCAAAGGCACAGAACGATCGGTGGCATTCATGAGCGCAGACGGTGACGAGCCATCGGTGCTCGCGATCCGTGGCCTGGCGTTCGATGAGGCCATGAAGATCCTCCAGCAGCTACAGAGCGCAGTGGTCAAGGAGACAGAGGCCACGCCGGCTGCTGCTACCGCGCCGGCCAAGGTGAGCAACGGCGAGGTCAAGCAGACCAAGCCAGCCGCACCGCCAGCTGATCCTATCGATGACGAGATCTCCACGCCACGATCGAACTGGCATGGTGTCGACATCGAGGCGCTAGCCAAGGTCGAGAAGCTGCGGCCGGTCGTCGAGGCTGTGATCGCAGCCGGGCACAAGACTCCAGAGGCTGTGCTCAAGGTTGCGAAGGACATCAAGCCGCACGTGCCTGTGCTTGTCGAGCTCGACAAGCGTGGCGACTTCGACAAGCGCATCGATCGCGCTGCTACGATCGTGCTCGAAGGCCAGGCATCCTGATAGACGATGCTGCATCTGAGGATGTACCAGGGGCCACCGATCGCTCCGGTAGATGCTTTCGCTCTACCGCTCGAACCTGGCACATGCACTCGCTGCTCATGGTCCGCTGGACCACGAGCTTGCCTTCAGGCTGACGGACAGCCTGGCGGTCTCTTGGTCGTCGGGGAAACCCCGATCAAAGGGGCTGCCAGGCCGTTCGCTTCTCCAACAGGTGCTCACGTCCGAGGCCTTGTCGAGAAGTACTGGCAAGGTCCTGTCGCATACGACTATGCGATCAAGTGCTCTGCACCTGGCAAGGCCAAGTCGAAGGACGCCGCCAAGCCGATCAAGGAGTGCAGACCGTTCCTGACCTCCGTCATCGACACCGTGCAACCAATGCGGGTGCTCGCTGTTGGCTCGTGGGCCATCCTCGGCCTGCTCGGACGATCGCCAGACATGGACTCCATCCGTCGCGGCTACGGATGGATCCGTGGCGGTGTGCCTGTCTTCTACGTCGAGGACTCGCTCAAGGCCTTGCAGAACAAATTCATCCGCAAGCGCTACGAGGAAGACGTCAAGTGGGCACTGACCGTTGCGGCACCAACACCATCGCACCTCGATGGGATCGTCCACGTGGTGGACACAGTCGATGATGCCGAGGCTGCGTACGAACGGATCAACGAGTACGACGAGATCGTGTTCGACGTCGAGACAGCTGGCATCCCGCATGGTGAGGACTTCACCGTGCTCTGTGCCGGCGTTGCTGTGATGGACACGCTCGAGTCCGATGCGTGGGTCTGGTCAGAGCAAGGGCTTCGAGAACCTGCTGCACGAGCAATCCTGCGACGTCTCCTTGAGACCAAGCTCGTTGCCGGATCGAACATCAAGTACGATGCGATCGCGGCGGAGCAATGCCTCGGCATTGACATCAAGCGTGTGTCCCTCGATACACAGATCGTTCACAAGCTTGCCGAGCCGACCTCGATGGGTCGACTCGACTACGCATCCGAGCTCGTCGGCATGGGCGGCTCGAAGGAAGAAGCTCAGATCGCGCTGAAGAAGGCCATCGCGCACACGAGGCTGAAGAAGGAGCGACCAGGCAACAAACCGCACAGCCACTGGTGCTCGCAAGCGATCAGAGCTGGTGCTCCAGGTGGCACGGCGATGAACTACGCCTACGGTCTGATCCCGGACAACGTGCTCTGGCGATACAACGGGCGTGACGTGCTCGCCTCGGCAACGGTGGCACTGCATCTGCGCGAGCGGACCGAGCGCACAGCTCCGCATGAGATGAAGCTCTGGGACTCATTGATGAGGCCTGCGATCCGATCGTTCAAACGGATCGAGCGGGTTGGCATCCAGGCCGACCGGCAAGGGTTCGAGTCGTTCAGCGCATCGCTACACATCGGGCTGGATGAGCTGCGCGAAGGGTTCAAGACCTACGGCAAGGACTTCAATCCGAACAGTCCTGATCAGGTGGCCAAGGTCCTCTTCAAGGATCTGGGCTTCAAGCCGTCCGAGATGACTGCCGGAGGCAAGCCGAGCACTGACAAGTCCGTCCTCGAGCACATGCGAGGTCTTCATCCGTTCGTGGATCAGATCCTAGAGTTTCGACGACTCGAGAAGCTCGACGGGACCTACGCAGCAGGGATGATCGAGCACATCCTATCCGACGGGCGCATTCACCCGACGTTCCGCCTCGACGGGACAGAGACCATGCGGATCTCGAGTGAGAATCCGAACGGGCAGAACATCCCTCGAGCCGAGACGCGCGAAGGGAAGATGGCCCGCGACGGCTTCATCGCGAGTCCAGGCCGCATCCTCGTAGAGCTCGACCAGAGTCAGATCGAGCTTCGTGTGGCTGCCGGCATGTCTGGCGATCCAGAGATGATCGCCATCTACAAGTCCAACCTCGACTACCATCTGCGCACCGCTCAGCTGATCAGCAAAGTGGTGTGGAACAAAACCGAGGACGCTGTCGGGGAGTTCGAGCGCAGCTACTCGAAGACGGTCAACTTCGGCCTGCTCTATGGCAAGACCGACTACGGCTTGTCTCAGCAGCTCGGCTGCTCGGTGCAAGAGGCCGCAGCCGTCCGTCAAGCGATCCTAGGACGATTCAAGAAGCTCGCCGCCATGATCAAGCGGATGCTCTACAACGTGCGGAGCACTGGCCACGTAGAGATCCCGTGGTTCGATGGTGCGCACCATGTCCGGCCGCTGCTCGAGGTTGGCGGACATGACGACTACAAGAAACAGAACGCGGAGAACTCAAGCATCAACACTCCGATCCAAGGCCGCGCTGCTATGTACACCGTGGCAGCGATACCGAAGATCCACGACTGGATTGATGACAACTGCGTGCCTGCTGAGATCGTCAACACGGTGCACGACTCCATCATTCTCGACGTGGAGCCCGAGGCTGTCGACGAGGTCATCGAGAACAGCACACGCATCATGACCTCGTTCGATTGCTGGGGCGTTCCCCTTGTAGTCGATGCGAAAGCGGGGGATCGTTGGGGCTCACTGCGTAAGATCAAACACGGCGAGCGCTTCGCTGATGCTCAGGTGCGCTGGGCCGCAGAGGCGTTGAGAGCGAGCTCGCTGTGAAGCGGAACCGCAACAGACCTCCGCCAGAGATCGTCGTGGACCCCCACGTCGGCGAGATCTTCGTCTACAGACCATGGCGCTGGAAGCTCAAACGCTGGCTGGCCACCGCCAGGCTTAGAGGAGACATGGCAATCGACTCGATTAGGTCTTACGGTCTGACACGTGAAGATGCTATCGATGCATTGCGTTCGAAGTGGGCCGCCCGCCGCATAGTCGAGATCAACCTATGATCCTTGTAGACAGAGACATTCTTGTCGCAGTGCAGACTGGTGACATCGTCATCGACCCGTTCGATCCCTCGAGCCTAGGGACCAACAGCTATGACGTCCACCTCGGTGACACACTGCTGACCTACAAGGAGCTGATCAACGATCGGCTCTATGAGCCATTGCCTCTCGACGTTCGCCAAGCTCGAGAGACTGTCCCGCACAAGATCGAGGACAAAGGCTTCGTGCTCAAGCCTGGCGAGCTGTACCTCGGCTCGACGACCGAGTACACCGAGTCTCATCGCCATGTACCTTTCCTCGAGGGGAAGTCCTCGCTCGGACGCTTGGGTATGTCGATTCACGTGACTGCTGGCAAAGGCGACATCGGCTTCTGCAACCACTGGACGATGGAGATCACTGTCGTCAAGCCGCTACGTGTCTACGCGGGCATGCCAGTCGGGCAGCTGCTTTGGTTCACGCCCAGCGCTGTGCCTCTCATGATGTACTTCAACAAGCCTAACGCGAAGTACACGATCAAAGATCAGAAGCCACAGGCGTCGGAAATGCATCGGAACTTTCGGAAGGCTTGAGGCATGAGCAAACTTGACGACGCATTCAAAGCATCAGACATCGAAGATCATGTCCAGCACGTACGCGACTCAGTGCACATCAACGGTGGAGATCTCCGCCACGAGCTCGAACGACTGCCAGCGGACCTAGCCCACTACGGGTTTCAGTTTGCAGCTGCGCATCGCAAGATGCTTGCTGCGAAGATGGCGCTCGAGGATGTCCGCTCAGCCGAGTACCTGATGATCCGCGAGACGATGACCGACCTCGGCCATAAGGTGACCGAGGCTTTGCTCGACGCGAAGATCCTCGAGTCATCCAGCGTGCAGGACGCTCGCGCGAACCTGCTCGAAGCCGAGCACGAGCGCGAACAGCTGCGAGCTGTCTGCGACGCGCTGCGAGCCAAGCGTGAGAACCTCGTCTCGCTGGTGAACCTCGCGCGTGCCGAACTAGCTGGCACGCAAGGCTTTCGTGGCGTCGGCGAGACAGAACAGACCTAGGCTGTCAGACGATTGTGGTAGGAATACGAACCCAGATCTAGAAGACCAGTAAGCACAGAACCTCAAACACAGGACGATCAGATGGCAAAGCAGAAGGAAGAGACCAAAGCGCTCGCTACGTACGGCGAGTGGACCCCCGAGCAGATGGAGAAAGAGGCCAAGGAGATCTCCACGGGAGGAGATTTCTGGAAGGCACCCGTCGGCAACACATCCGTGCGGTTCCTGCCCCCGAAGGTGGGGTGGCCGAGTCCGTTCGTGATCCAGTACCAACACTTCATCCGCATGCCTGGCGTCGAGCGGCAGATCATCTTCTGCTGCCCTCGTCAGCATGCGCAGAAGCCGTGCATGAGCTGCAAGCGTGCCGACGTGCTCGAGACGAGTGGCAACGCTCGTGATGAGAAGATGGCCAAGCAGCTTCGGCCACAGAAGCGCATCATGGCGAACGTGATCGTCAGCCCGAAGGACGTCACGGCCAAGGTCCAGATCTGGACCTTCGGCTCGAAGGTCTTCCAGCAGCTCAAGGCTATCCGCGAGGACGATGACGGTGGTGGCAACTTCTTGGACCCGATCAAAGGGTTCAACATCGTCGTCAAGCGTGTCGGCACCGGCAAGGACGACACGACGTACACGCTGATCCCGAGCCGGACTGTCGGCCCGCTGGCGAACATGGACTGGATCGAGAACCAGCAAGACCTTCGCCGGCAGATCCGCTTGCCGAACGAAGACCAGCAGGAGCGCTTGCTCGAGGGTGAAGATCCTCGGGACGTGTGGGGCGATGCTCGCAGCTACGAAGGCAAGAGCAAGAAAGGCTCTGACGATGACATCGACGGCGCTAGCGTGATCGATGTCGAGGAGACCCCATCGACTCCTCCGGGCAACAAGCGCACAGCGGAGGATGACCTCTTCGATGACGAGGTCGAGCTCGAATAGCCCGCAAGGGCTTAGGGACTGTCAGCCAGGCGGATTCCGTTGCAGCTGATGCATACAGCGGACGGATGAGAGGCAAGGTCCTGGACCACGGCGATCCGCCGCGTGCTAGTGGTCCGTTTGTTTCGTCACGGAGGAGCGGTTACAGCTGATTGAACTCGCGATCCGATCGGCTGTAGACGTGGAGTCAAAGAACGGGAAAGCCTAGCTCTTACCTCCGTGACCTTTTGGTGATCAGATGCCGTTCAAGGATCGAGAAAAGAACCGAGACTACAAACGGCGGTGGAAAGCTCAGAGACGGGCCGAAGCTGTTGCAGGCAAGGTCTGTGCAAAGTGTGGAGCTGCTGGGCCACTAGAGCTTGATCACATCGAACCGATGAAGAAGGTCTCGCACGACATTTGGTCATGGTCTGAGCCAAGACGAGCCATCGAGCTCGCGAAGTGCCAATGGCTTTGCATTCCATGTCATAAGATCAAAACTGCCGATGACCGTCGTTCTGCGATCAAGCATGGTTCGGCGACATTGTATCGGGCTGGTTGCCGCTGCACGGTTTGTGTTGAGGCCTATCGAGCACGTAAGCGTGAGGATTACAGAAGGTATGGTTGCTGATGAGTAAAGCAGATCCTGTCCGTGCAGTGCTCGAAGGCATCCTCAAGCGCGCTGGCAAAGGCGCAGCTCAGCTCCTCTCCGAAGGCTCCGACAGTGACATCGAGGAGGTTGTACCGACGGGCATCGATGTGCTCGACCACCATGTACTCGGCATCGGTGGCTGGCCTCTTGGGCGCATCGTAGAGCTATTCGCGGCCGAGGGTGATGGCAAGACCAGCTTGCTCTTGCAGAGCATTGCCGGCATCCAGCGCGAAGGTGGCGTGGCAGTGCTCGCAGAGACTGAGCACGCGATTGAATCCGGGCGCGCAACCGTATTCGGCTGCGACCTCGACCGCGTGATCCTCTCGCAGCCCGACACCCTCGAGGAGACTCTTCAGCTCATGGAGGCCACGCTCGAGTCCCTGCCCAAGACAAAGAAGGGTGATCCGCCGAACATCATCGCATGGGACTCACTCGCTGCCACACCGACCAAGCGTGAGGTCATGGAGGGTCTGGACTTCAAGGCTGCGATGGGCGATCGAGCCAAGATGATGTCGACAGCCATGCGCACGCTGACTCGCATGGTGGCTGAGAAGCGCGCGCTGATGATGATCGTCAATCAGACTCGTCAGAAGCTTGGTGTGATGTTCGGGCCGAACACGACGACGCCAGGCGGCAACGCGCTCAAGTTTCATGCATCGGTGCGGCTCGAACTGTTCAGTGGCAAGTCCGTCAAGAACGGTGTCGACCACATCGGCAAGCAAGTGACGATGATGGTTCCTAAGACCAAGGTCGGCGGGAAGCCATGGGCCAAGGCCAAGGTCCGCCTCTATTACGACACTGGTTGGTCGAACATCTGGAGTACGATCAACCATGCGAAGGACCGCAAGCTGATCGAGAAGTCCGCGACGGCGACAGAGAAGACCTATCTCGAGGCGCTCGCTGCTCTTGGATGGGATCGCGGATTCGCTAGCGGTGGTAGGAATGTCATCGGCGAAGTGGAAGACACCGATCGCGAGCTAACAGGAGAGAGCGATGACGAAGCTTGAGCTGCTACTACGAATGGATAATCTGCGCAAGACGATCGAGCGTGTGATCGAAGGCTCTCAGACGCTCAGCCTGGATAGCGAGCAAGACCGCAAGACCCTGCGCGAACGACTGTACAAGGCGCTCAACCTAGAAGAGAGCGTCGTGATGAACTTGCCGGGGACTTGACAAGCGATCATCAGTGTGATCAAAAAGGGATCATCATGGCAAAGAACAACAAACCTCTCGACGGTCGGAAGATTCCCAAGGACAAGCGCCCCAAGCCCAGCACAGGCCAGAGTGCCGAGCCTCGGGACCTTCCATACGAAGCGCTCAACCAGTCCGAGCGCGAAATCATCCGCATGCTCAAGAGCAAGGACGGCTACCCCGTTCGGACGATCGAGTACCTCGCCGAGGCCTTCGACTCCAAGCTCGAGGTCCGCAACGCGCTCCGTCGTCCAGTCTCGTGCGGCTGGATCGACAACGTGGGTCGCGGGCAATACAAGCTCAGCGACAAGGGACGCAAGCGCCTCGCGAGGGCCTAATGGCCGACGAGCTCGAGGAGCTTCGCGAGCGCCTGCGCATTGCTGAGGCTGTGCGCGACGACGCTCGTGAGGCCAGCGCTCGTGACCTAGAACGCCGACGAGCGGCCGAGCAGAAGTACAAGGAGCTCAAGTCCTGGTCATGGGCGATCATTGCGAACGCCTACTACGGTGACTGGAGTACGGCTCACGAATCGTGGCGCACAGCGGCTGAGAAGTGGCGCGACGAGTACTGCGTTCCAGATGACTAGGCTCGCCTTCATAGCCGACACCCACGTTGCGAACCACAAGCGGTGGGGCGGACCGATGGTCAACGGGATCAATCGTCGTGGCGAGGAAGTCTTGCAGACTATCCGTGACGCGAGCTGGCAGGCAGCTAAGGAAGGCTGCGCTGCGCTGTTCGTGCTCGGTGACCTGTTCGATCACACAAGACCAACACCTCAGCTTGTGCGCGCGACTGCTGATGCTCTAACTGCTGGCTCGATCCCTGTTGTGGTCCTGCTTGGCAACCACGACATGCAGAGCGACGGCGAGCACGACCATGCATGCGCATCGCTCGAGCTCTCGAGCAATATCCTCGTCATCTCCAAGCCGACCCTGATCAGGTACCAAGGGATCGAAGTGGTGTGCGCTCCCTATCGACCTGGCAATGCCTACGAATGGCTGCCAGACTCGATCGCGCGTGCATGCTTAGGCGCTGGTGACAAACTGGCGCAGCGCTTCCTCGTGACTCACCTCGGCATCTGGGATGACGCCACGCCTCCATATCTCAAGGCAGCCCGAGACGCTGTCGGCATCGGGCAGATGCGATGGCTCTGCGATGCTCATGGGATCAACGTGGCGCTTGCTGGCAACTGGCATGCGAGGAAGGTCTGGCCATCGGTTGATAAGTCTCCACTAGTGATCATTCCTGGCACCCTCTGCCCAGCTGGCTTCCAAGAACCTGACCAAGACCTCGTCGGCAAGATGTTCGTCGTCGATGACGCTGGCATGTCGCGCTGCTATGACGTGCCTGGTCCTCGTTGGTACACGCTTGACGGGCTCGCTGAGATCGATCAATGGCTGATCGAGTCTCACTCGCCATCTGTCTATGCGCGCGTGCGATTGACGGCGGCTGAGGCTGCAACGAATCCGTTTGCAGAGATCCCAGACAACCTCTATGTGACGATCGAGGTCAAGCCAGGTTCCGACGAGGTCAGTATCGTCGAGGCCGCTCGCGAAGCGGTGGCAGCTGGTGAAGGAGCGCTCGCATCGTTTGCTGATCTCGTTACTGTGTCTCCTCCAGGCACAACCGAAGGTGTTCTCAACCGTCTTCAGGCGTTCAGGAAGAGTGCAGGGTGAAGCTGCTGCTACAGAACTTCATGTCGCACGAAGCGACATCGCTCGAACTGCCTGCTCGTGGGATCGTTCAGGTGACAGGACCAAACGGTGCAGGCAAAAGCGCTATCATCGAAGCCATCTCGACGGCGCTATGGGGCAAACCGCTGCGCTCGGGCAAGTGGTCTCCATGGCGATCGACAGCGGGTGTCGTCAAGCTGAAGGATCAGAACCTCTTCGTCAGCCGTGAGTGGAACGGCAAGACCAAGTCCCTCAAGTGGAATGCCGAAGTGATCTTCGACACGACCACGAAGTCTCAAGAGGCGCTTGAGACGATTGTCGGGCAACATGAGGTCTGGCGACGGACGTGCGTCTTCTCCGCATCCGACGCTGCTCACTTCACGATGGCCAGCGATGCCGAGCGTAAGGAGCTGCTCGAATCCCTGCTCGGGCTCGGATGGTTTGACCGCGCGCTCGACAGCTGCCGCACTGAGCTACGCGCAGCTCGTGGGTCCCTCAACGCGACCGAACGTGATCGAGAGGTTGCTGTCGCGCGTGCTGAGGTCCTGACCGAATCGCTCGCAAACTCGCGCTCGACCCTAGCAGGCCTGCCACCTGACAAAGAGGTAGGCCTTCTCCGAGCAGACCTGACTCGGCTCAGCGAACACCTGCGCTCGTGCCAAGCGGACCTTGCCGAGGTCGAAGCTGTACGGCGCAAGCTGGCGCACTCAAGTGGTGGTGATGGTGTGCGGATCGAGATGCTGCGCATGAAGCTGAACCAGCTGCAAGTCTCGCAGTGCAGCACTTGTGGCCAAGCGATCCCGGACTCCCTGCGCAAGGAGCTGACGGACGAACTGGATAAGATCCTAGCTGCTGCTGATGCTGCTCGCGCAGCTGTTGCGGATCGCGTTGCTGAGACTGAGGCCGAAGCTGCTGAGCTACGACAGGACGCATCCAAGCTTCAGGAGATCACTGCCAATGCCCGAGCTGCTATCGCAGAGATCGATCGCGCTCGTAGTCTCCGCGAGAAGCTGACCCGTGACATAGCCTCTTTCGACGGTGAGCTCGAGCGCCAAACAGAGAAGATCGCCACCCTTCTATCGAAGGCCTTACAGCTTGGGATCGATATCGCTGAGCTTGAGGCCTGCGAACAGATCCTCGGCGTGCGTGGTGCTCGCGCTCATGTAGTGGGCAAGACCTTGCGCTCAATCGAGCTGCTAGCGAACAACTGGATGGCTCGCCTGGCCTCCGACATCAAGATCCACCTCAAGCCGTACACAGAGAAGAAGTCTGGTGGCGTTGTCGACGCGATCTCTCTCACGCTCGATGGTGCTGGCGGTGACCACGGCTACATGGGCGCATCGGCTGGCGAGCGGCGGCGTGTCGACGTGGCGATCCTGCTGGCGCTCGCAGAGCTTGCTTCCTCAGCAGCGACGGCCAGCTCGTGGCGTTCGCCGCTTTTCTTCGATGAGGTCTTCGACTCCCTTGACGGCGATGGGCGCGAAGCTGTAGCTGAACTAGTGGAGTCTCTAGCTGTGGATCGCTGCGTAGTTCTGATCACCCACGATGAGCACGTGGCGTCCTGCCGTGCCGACCTGCGCTTGCGTATCGACGGGGGGAAGCTGTGCACGTCATGAGGATCTCTTCTACTGTGATCGTTTCGCATCGTGTGGTGGGCTTCCACCATTGGTCAGGCGCTCCCGATGAGGTTGCATACCTTCGCAACCTGCATCGACACCTCTTCTTGTTCCTCGTTGCGTGGCCTGTGCATCACGACAACCGACAGATCGAGTTTCACACTGCGCAAGCGTGGATCAAGAAACTGTACGACGAGCCGACGCACTTCGGAGCAAGCTCATGCGAGATGCTCGCGCACCAGCTCTATGATGGACTCCGCAACGCTGGTCATCCTGCTCCGTGCTGGATCGAAGTGTGGGAAGATCAAGAAAACGGAGCACGTGTTGAATTTGATCCAGCGTGACATAGACCGCTTATGGTCCAAGATCTTGTGCTCAGAGCCAGATGAATGCTGGCTCTGGCAGGCCTCGTGCAACACAGATGGCTATGGACACATCAAGATCCAAGGCAAGCTGCTGAGTGCTCATCGAGTAATCTTCTTTCTTGAGCATGGCCGTTGGCCTATTGAGGCCAGACACACATGCAACAACAAGCCTTGCTGCAACCCATCGCACATCATCGACGGTACTCACAAAGAGAACATGGCTGACCTTGCACAATCTGGGTATCGAAAGAACAAAGCAGCTGGTGAGGACAATGGGAGATCTGTGCTCACCAATGAGCTGCGAGACCGTTTGATCAGGCGTCGGCAGGGCGGAGCTTTGCTCCGTGAGCTTGCAGACGAGTTTGCAATTTCGATTGCGCAGGTACATCGTCTGTGCGCGAGGGTCGAGTTCGATGATCGGGCATGAGCTACACATCAGGCCAGCGCTTGCAGTCCTGATCGCACTCTACCTTGGCGCCATCGTCTCGGCGAATGCAGTGGCTGCTCGCCTGTTCGTCGTCTTCGGCGTGCATGTGACGAGTGGAGCTGTGGCCATCCCGATCGTGTACCTGACGACGGACATCGTCAACGAGCTCTACGGCCGACGGACAACGCGAGCTGTGGTTTGGATGGGAGCACTCTCGAACGCTTTACTCGTCGGGACCATCGCACTAGCCAATGTGATCCCAGCCTCGCCTCTCGGTGTGAACGACGGTGCTTTCCGATCAGTGTTCGACATCACGTGGCGCGTGGTGCTGGGCTCGACGGTGGCCTATCTGATCTCCAGTCTGCTCGACGTAGAGATCTTTCACGTGCTGAGGAAGCTGACCAAGGAGAAAGCGTTCTGGCTGCGCAAGAATGGATCGACCGTCATCAGCCAGGCCGTCGACACTGGCATCTTCATCCTCATCGCCTTCGGTGGGATCGTTCCCATGTCGGCGCTCATCCCGATGGCAATCGGACAGTACTGCGTGAAGATCTCAGCCGCACCGCTTGGCACACCGCTGAGCTATGCTGTGCTCTGGATCGCGAGGCGCTTCCCATGAGAGTTCATCTAGCATCGGCCGAGCATAGACCATGGGCCGACATTCTTCAGGACCTCAAGTACCCGTACAGGCTTGCGTCCTACTACTACATGATCGAAGACAAGATCAAGTGTGACGCGGTCCTGCGCACCTGTGACGATGGCTCCGAGTGGATCCTCGACTCTGGTCTCTACTCGCTGATGTTTGGTGCACACAAGGGGAAGATCTCCACCTTCGATGAGTACCGCGACTACGCGCTCAAGTACCGCGAGAACGTCGAGCGCTGGGGCTGGAAGCATCCGATCGTCGAATGTGATGTGCAGCGCGTGCTTGGCGTCGAAGAGTGCATGCGCATCCGCGAGGAAGTCTTCAGCGACTACATCGGCACGGTGATCTACGTCTGGCACATTCCCGAGGGCATCGAAGGTCTCAAGGCGCTAGCCAAGAACGAGTACATCGCCCTCTCGGTGCCTGAGCTTCGCGTCTTCTACAAGACTCCGAGCTCGGGCGGTGTGAAGGTCAAGCGTGCGCTGGCGGAGCTGCTGGCGATCGCGAAGGAGGCTGGCTCTCGCAAGGTCCATCTTCTCGGCTGCACCGAGGCCGACCTCCTGCGCTTGCCAGCGTACTCAGCGGACTCGACCAGCTGGTACAGCGGCGGGCGCTTTGGCAACTCGTACGTCCTCGAGCGCGGCAACCTCAAAGGCGTGAGCGCCTACAGCCCGAAGTTCGATGCGTGGCGCAAATGGATTGTCGAACACGATCGCTGGCGCGAAGGCTTCGCACAGACCCGCTCACGACAGCAAGCTGCTGACAAGTCCCAGGCCTCGCTCGACTACAACGAGTGCGTGGGCGTTGGAGCTGTGACGTTTCAGATCCTCATGGAGTCGATCAATGGCTGACACCCATGGCATTCGGGGAACACCCGAGCTGATCCCGGTTGCGGACCTCAAGCCCAACCCATGGAACTACAACACGCAGAGCGACAAGACCTTCTCGAAGCTCGCCGCGTCCATCCGTCGTCATGGCTTCGCGAGACCTCTGCTTGTGCGCACGCACACAGATGGAACGAAGGAGATCATCGATGGTGAGCATGGCTGGCGCGCAGCCAAGCTCTTGGGCATGACTGCCGTCCCATGCATCAACCTCGGCTCGGTATCCGACGCACGAGCTCGAGAGATGACGATCGTTCTCAACGAGCTTGGCGGTGCTCCCGACGAGGCTCGCCTAGCAGACCTCGTGCGCGAGATCAGCGGCTACGCTGATGCTGCTGAGGCCTTGCAGCCACTGCCGTACTCGGCTGCTGAGCTCAACATGCTGACGTCCAAGATCGACTTCAGCTTCTCGAGCACACCCAAGGTGGACCCGAGGCCTGCGCCGAGTCCTGAAGAGAAGGCCAGTCCGATGCTTCGGGTTCGTGTCGACTTCGAAGGTAACGAAGCCCTCGAGATCGAGGAGCTACTCTCAGAAGCTGGAGACAACCGCGAAGCCTTTGTGTTAGAGGCTCTACGAGGCATGGCCGATGTCGGAGCGTAACTCTCGCAGTCGTCAGCAGGCTCAGATCGCCGGCACCAGCAAGGTGATGGCCATCGATGACCTGATCCCGAATGGCTGGAACTACAACACGCAGAGCGCTGCTGTGTTCCGCAAGCTGGTCAACGCAATCAGGCGCCATGGCTTCACCAAGCCAGTGATCGTCTACGCTCGTCCAGACTCCGGGACCAAGCGCATCATCGTCGATGGTGAGCATCGCTGGCGTGCGGTGAAGGCACTCGGCATGACCGCTGTGTCTGTTGTGGACCTGGGGCTCATTCCCGACGAGCGGGCGAAGGAGCTGACCATCATCCTCAACGAGCTCGCAGGCGAAGCGAACGAAGCGCGGCTCGCAGACCTGCTACGGGAGATCAATCAGGCTGCCTCGACGAACGAGCTACTCGAAGTGATGCCATTCTCCGAGACAGAGCTTGACGCCTACCTCTCAACGATCAAGTTTCAATTCACATCGCTGCCCGAGGAAGATCCTCTACCCGAGGAGCACCAGCAGCCAGCGCCGGCCAAGCTTCAGCTTGTGTTTGCCGGCGACAACGCGCGCGAGCTCAAGCAGCTTGCTGCCAAGCTAGGGATGAAGCCCAACGAAGCGATCATGGTGGCGCTTCGCAATCGAAAGGCATCATGAACGAATTCGATATCGGCGACGTGGTACGGCTCAACAGCGGTGGACCAGCGATGACCATTGTTGGCAAGACCGACGCTCAGAATCACATGATCAGCTGCGCGTGGTTCACAGCGGATGGACTGATCCACGCCGCAGCGTTCCACGTTGAGGCTTTGAAAGAGACCAAGGCGGACTCATGACGGTAACCATCACGCGCAAGCTCGAGATCGATGCCGGCCATCGGCTGCTCAAGCACGAGTCGAAGTGCCGCAACGTCCACGGCCACCGCTACGTGTTCCAGGTGACGTGCACCGCGAAGGAGCTCGACGGTGTGGGCCGTGTAATCGACTTCTCCGTCATCAAGAGCAAGCTCGGTGGCTGGCTCGATGAGAATTGGGACCACGGGTTCATCTACGAGAAGGGTGATCCTCTCGAAGAGTTTCTCGTGATGCATGACCAGCGCTGCTACCCGATGTACCAGCCACCGACTGCTGAGAACCTCGCCATGCACTTCCTGCGGATCGCGCGCGAGCTGATGAAGCCGCACGATATCCAGGTGACCAAGGTGGTCGTATGGGAAACCCCGAACTGCTATGCAACGGCCGAGTGATCATGAAGACCTTCTCTGTCGTTGAGATCTTTCCGACACTACAAGGCGAGGGCATGTGGGCGGGCCGTCGTGCGGTCTTCATGCGCTTTGCCGGCTGCAACCTGTGGAACGGGATCCCAGAGGATCGAAGCAAAGGCCTCGGTGCCTGCGCGATGTGGTGTGACACGAACTTCGCCAAGGGCGAGAAGATGACGACCGAGGAGATCATCTCCAAGCTCGATGCTGCCTGGGGCTCAAACCCTGCTGGGATGAGCTCGGTCGACTGCCGCATGGTAGTGATCACTGGTGGCGAGCCTACGCTTCAGCTCAGCATTCCGCTCGTCGAAGCGCTGCGACAGCATGCTTGGTTCGTTGCGATCGAAACGAATGGCACGAACGACTCGCCTGTGCTCCGCCATCTCGATCACGTCTGCGTGAGTCCCAAGCGTGGTTCAAAACTACAGGTGTGGGAAGCTGACGAGCTCAAGGTGGTCCTGCCCGGAGGAGCTCCGGGCTCGCCGCCTGAGCACTCCTGGTCTGATGAGGAGCTCGAGTTCCTTGCGCAGAACGGACGCTTCCAGCATCTCTACGTGCAGCCTCAAGACCCGACCATGACCTCGGCCGTGGAGCTGACGTATCTCCATGGTCACGGCGATCGCATCATGCAGGATCGCTACGAGGACAACGTTCGAGAGTGCATGCGCTTCATCGAGCGCCACCCCGCGTGGCGGCTCTCGTTGCAGCAGCACAAGCTCATCGGCATCAGATAGGATCGTGGGCCACTAGCGTCTCGCAGACGCTGCCACCGTGGACCAACGCGGTGGCGCATGCATCCTCGAGCCTCTTGAACTCGTGCGCGTGCTTGCGTTGGTACGTCCAACGCTGTCCATCCCAATAGACACGATCTGGCTTGGGTTCCATCTGTGGTCCGTCTGGGGTCGAGTAAAAGTACCTAACTGGATCAAACGTATAGAGGATCCAGCGCTGGACCATTAGTCGACCTTCGAGCTGCGTAGAGCATGCGCAGCTGCTTTCGCGATGGCATCGAGCTCGGCATCGACATCAGTCTGCCCATAGCCATAGACCGTGCCTGCCCACTCACCGATCACGGCTTCGATGACCACGCACCAGTGCAGGCGCTTAGCTGGTTCAATCACATCCCAGATCATGTCGCCGAGCTGTACGAGTGGCTTGTCGTCTTCATCGAACTGCTCATCGTCTTCGGTGGCCTCGCGCTGAAAGTGGACGTAATCCGACTCTGTATCCTCGATCCAAACTAGATCACGACTGAGGACCTTCCAGCTCAATGGACCTCTTTCACGTTGGCCTCATAGATGAGGGCGATCGCGACTGCGTCCTCGAGCCTCTCGAACTCATGCGCGAGGTCCCTCATGTTTGTGAACCTGAATTCAACCGCACAGAGCGTTGAGAAGTAGACCGTCACGCTCTTGTAGGCTGGTATCGCGTCCTGCACCTTGCAGACGATCCACATCAGTCCTCATCATCAGGAATGGCAGCGAGGATCTTCGCAGCGATCGAGGCCTTCTCTTCATCGATGGCCTTGCGTAGCTGCTTGACGTAATCGAGCTCGACTGGGTAGGTCCGGCGAAGCATCTCGATGATGTCCTCCACTCGATCGCTGTCCCCCGCATCTGCTGCGTACTTCCTGACCAAGGCCTCGAGCTGCTTCAGGTGTACTTGCATGATGAGGAGCTCATCTCGCTCCTGCGCGTACTGCACGCCATAGGTCTGCATGCGCATGAGGTAGTCCGCATGGCTGTCGAGATGAGGAGCTCGGCCGATCATGTTCGTGTGCCGGCTTAGCTCTTTGTTCGGGATCACGAGCACGCAGACCATGACCGTCTCGACCAGCTCCGGCTTTGGGACCCAATCACCGCTCGGTGGATCTCGAACAGGGACCTCGCGAGTTAGCTTCTTGCCAGATATGCGCTCGTAGCGGCTAGGGTCCTCGATAGACCACTCGCGGATGTACTCGATGAAGTCCGGCAGGATGTTGCCGCGTGCGTCCTTCATTGGTTGCCTGCTCTCCTGATGAGGTCCCGAGCGAGCTCAGTCAGTGCGTCCTCAATGGCAGCTCGCATGGTGTACCCACGTCCTCGGATGTAGCTGCTGCTCTGTGGCGTTGGGATGATCCTGCAATCGAACCACCCTTCCTTATGATCGATGCTGTTTAGGAACCCAGAACCCTTCTCATAGACGATCACGAGCTTCATGCCAGCGTCTTTGACCGCGCTCTCCATGTGCGCAAGCAGCTGCGCGGGGTCCTCTAAAATGGCCATGAGGGGCTCTCAGCTGGTGCCTTCCTGACCCTTGGGTAGTTTCCGACTTGCCCGCTTGTGCTCAGTCGTGGCACGGTACTGCACACAGATGAGCACGACAGTCAACCGGGTGACTCAGGACGTCTGGGACAAGCTCTTGGAGGCCTACCGCGAAGACCCAGGCAACCACTCTAACGCAGCCCGCCATGCCGTCGTCCAACGGCGGACCGCGCGCCGCGCTTGGGAGCTAGGCTACCCTGATCGTCCGTGGGGTCTGAAGCCTATCAAGGACTTGCTAGCTAGCGAAGCCGAGCTCGCTCGATCGAGGCTGCAACTCGAGGCCGACAAAGAGGAGCTCGAGGAAGACCAAATCGCCCTCGAGCTCGAACGGGATCGCGAAGCATCTCGCCAACATGCAATCCGTTCGAAGGAGCAAGAGGGCAGGCTCATCGCAGCTGCTCGCGCCGGATCGATCATGGGCCTCTCGGCTGCCATCGAGATAGCTCCTTCGCTCCAGCGGGCTATGCAGAAGCTAGGGACTGCGCTCGCTGCGATCGCTGAGGACCAAGGGTCTCTAACAGCTAAAGATGTTGCGAACTTATCCTTCGTCATGCGTCGCTACTCGAGCACGCTGCGCGAGCTCTCCCAGGCGGGTCAGATCGCGATGGAGATGGAACGCCTCTACCTCGGCGAGCCCAGCCAGATCATCGGCGTAACGACGGACCTCGACACGATGCCTCTGCAAGAGCTCGTCAAGATGGCTGGCTATCAGGACGACGTCCTCAAGCGAGCCTACGACCGAGGCCTCATTGTTCTCGACGGTGGTCTCGGAAAAGACCCTAACGAAAAGAAGGCTTAGGCCATGCACTTCCGCAAGAAACCCGTCATCGTCGAGGCCTATCGCTGGGACGGCAACTTGGTCCCCGAGTTCTACGCCTTCGTGGGCGAAGACTTCCTCGTGATGGTGAAGGCCGACCCTCCTGGCCACGAGCCTTGCCTCGTCATCCCGACGCTCGAAGGCCAGATGCTCGCGCGCGTTGGCGACTGGATCGTCAAGGGCATCAAAGGCGAGTTCTACCCTTGCAAGCCTGACATCTTCGAGGCTACCTACGAGCCACTCGATGCCTGAGACCTACGACCAAACCTGCTGGCAGCATGTCAGTAAACTAGCCGAGCGAATCGGTGCCTCCAACGTGTCTCTCACGATGGTTCCAGCTCCTGATAAGGGCGAAGGTGTTCAGCTCTTGACCTACAGCATGGAGATCAACGGCGACCGCTACGCCGATGCGATCTACGCCTTGCCTGGCATGATTGAGTCCTCGGGCAAGGGTCTCGCGCTCGCAATGCACCAACAGATCCTTGCCATCGTCGTCAACGGCCTCAGCCTCGTGAAGCAACCCAATGCCTGACAAAGAGCTGCCCCCTCACGGAGTCATCATCCGCTGCTCCGCTTGCAAGAACGAGCAGCAGATGCACTTCGTCGACTACTACACGAAGGTCGATGCGGACTTCTTCCTCTGCATGATGACCGGAGGCCACTACGGCAACCCACCTCCTGGGATCTCGTTCAAAAAGACCGAGCCGGGCGATGGGTCCCTCACTGGCCGATCGATCTGCTGTAACGCTCAAATGGAGGGCGAGCTATTCGGCTACGCTGAGGCAAAGGCGTAGGAACTTCGATCCGAATCGGCAAGACCTTTGACGTGGCGCGCTGGCCTAATCCTGACTTCGGGATGCCGAGCTTTGAACGCGAGCCCGAGTACAAGCTCGATGATCTCTGCGTTGTGGCCTCGCCGAAGGCCTGCACTGACAACGAGCTCCAACAGCATGCTCTGATCGCCACTGAGAAGATGGACATCAGGTACATCGAGACAGCGGTGCGCGAGTGGTGGGACCGTCTTCGTCAGAATGATCGCTACATCGAGAAGGCCTATCGAGAAGGCTACACTCGGCGTGACTTCGCGTTCGAGCTCCTCGCGCACATCATGGCGCACCTAGCTCGAGACCTCCGCAGGTCCCTGCTGCTTGCCGAACGTGTGCCTGCTCGGATGAGCCAGATCTACGAGCGTGGTGACTATCGATACACCCTGCACTCGGTGGAGAACCACTGGCGCGCAGAGCAGGACTGGCATCGCTGGATCATCAACGAGCTGGAGCTCCTAGGCGTCATCGGCTCGCGATCGGGCTCGCACATACGCACAAGAGCTTTCTTCCTGGACAACTACTTCTTCGTGCGCGAGCACGAGCTCGACTCGTGGGTAGCTGCGAAGCTTCTCTTCCTGCACAAAGACGACGAGGACTGATCATGCCTCCCAGAGCAAACTCGACATTCGGTGAATTCCTGGACCACGTGAAGATCTTCGTGCGGTCCGCACCCGGCTCGGTGCATGTGACGGCCTATGCGCGATCGGGCAAGACCTTAGCGACCTGCACTCTGCCTCCTGTGGACAACCTCAGCGTGGAGTCCATCCGAGGCCTCTTCGGACAGGTGCTGGTGAACCAGCTGCACCAAGCATGGTGCGGATCATTGCCGCCTGATGTGAAGCGATGATGTTCAACGGCCTGCCATGGGGAACTGTGACCCATGATCGAGGCCATCGCTGTGGTGAGTGCGGGCGCTTCCTCAAGCACTACAACCGATGCCTTTCGACCGGGCTCGCGCGCACGCTGGTGGAGCTCTACATGATGACCAAGCGTATGCCGCACAAGGCTCCGTTCCACGTCTCGATGTTCGACACCTCTGCTGGCCGTGGCGAGGTCTCAAAGCTGATGTGGTGGGGCTTCGTGAAGGAAGAAGCGAACAACGACTCGGCCAAGCGCAGATCCGGCTTTTGGTCGATCAACGACTTTGGCAAGGACTTCGTGCTCAACATCGAGCTCGTCCCGCAGTACGCGATCGAGAAATGGGACACAGGCTCAGGTCCCGAGATCCTTGGCTTCGCAGGTCCAGCTGTTTCAATCAAGGACTGCCTCGAGTATCGTAACAGGTTCGACTACCAATCCCTCATGGCTACCGTATGAGCATCGATCCGCATGAAGTGCTACGCAGCGTGTTTCCCGGATCTGTCGTGCGAGCACGACGAGGCACGGCCATTCATCTGTGGTGCAAGCCAGTCGCCTCGGCGTACACGATGTGCGGGAAGGATGCGACGCGCATGCAGGTCCTTCGTGCTCACGTTCTCTTCGTAGGGAACGACTACTGGCAGATCCTCGAGGGCAAGCGCTTCGAGGCCATACTCAAGCGGATCACCTGCTCATCCTGCACCTCGAGATACATCGCGATGCGCTTGCTAGACGTTGACGGCGAACAGATGGGGATCCCATGAGCTGGAGCAAACCAAAGAAGGGCACGCCGCTCTCACCGCGCGAGCGACAGGTGCTCGATCTCGTCGTCGAAGGCCTGTCTTACAAGCTCATGGCCGATCGACTGCATCTGAGCGCGCACACCGTGAAGTTTCACGTGAACGTGATCCTGCTCAAGCTCGGTGTGGCGACCAAGCTCGATGCGGCTGTGCTCATCACGCGGATGGAGGCCTTCCACAGTGGCTACCAAGCGGGCATCGAAGCGGCGCGCGAAGTGCCTAGTACGGGAGTTCGACTCGGAGGGGCGAATGTTCTTCTGTGAGCTCGAACGCGGGCATGTTGGCGATCACTACCGCGAGAAGAAGTCCGGCTACAAACGCTCGTACGTTCGCCTTCTCGGGATTGGCTACACGTTTCATCAACTACGACGATGACGATCCGCTGGGTAGTCCGCAAGCGGTTCACGTACCTCACGCTAGCAGACACACCTGCTGGCTTTGGTGCAGGCACAACTCACATCAAGTGGCTCTCGCCTGATCGCATGGACGGGACGCTCAACGATCTGGTGACTGCGCTCGAGCCGACGTGGTGCAACACACTCGGCGCTGCGATGATGTTCACGACCGTGGAATCAGCCGCAGCTCAAGCTCTCATCCACGATGCCGGCGTCGAGGAAGTGAAGATCTTACAGATGGCTGCCGGCGAGCGCGTGGCGAAGGTGATGGACAGTCGAGGCATGCTCTGGGATTACACACCGAACCAGCGAGGCAAGCCGATCACGCGTCGCGGTTAATCTTGCCACCCATGCGCTTGTACAGGTACGTGGCCGCTGCGTGCGTCTCCTTGTACTCGGGATTCTCCGCCTGCACCGCGTTCTTTGCCATGTCCCAAAGCTCCCCATCCTCGGCCCACGGCGGTGGGTTGCCCTCTTCCTCTGGATCGTAGTCTCGCGTTGCTTCGTAGGCCTCGATTGCATCTGAGAACTGAGCGATGGCGTTGCGCGTAGAGAGGGGCTGCGCCATGGCAACGTTGCCGACCTTCGGCGGGCCACCGCTCGCTGTGGTAGCGCGACGCGTACCACCGCTGCGCTGGTCTACGAGGTCCTTGATCTGCTTCGGGGTCATGGTTGCAGCCTAGCGCGTTTGTGCTTTCGAAGTCGAGTCGGAACCTGTGCAGAGGATCAGGAAGTCCGAGTGCATGGCGAAAAGAATCAATCCCAGGACGATGCGAGCAATCGTGAAATCGAAACAGCAAGGCCTCACCACCGACCAGTGCGTTGCCAAGTATGGCGTGAGCAAGTCGACCGTCGAGCACGCCGTGAGCGGACACCGTCGTGGTGTCGTGGCCTCCAAGATTGTCCGACGTCCGCAACATGACGACGTCGACAAGATCGTGCACGAGATGCTGGCCTCGATGACGGCGACCATCACCGAGACCCTGCGCTCCGCGACCGACCTCATCGTGCGGCGCAAGGTCGATGCGCTGCTGGCTCAGCTCGGTGACGTATGAGTGATGCCGAGCTCGATAAGGCCATCAAGAAACTGATCGGCGAGCACATCGACCAGCTGCGCAAGCGGCTGACGATCCTGGAGGGCATCGCCTCGGGCGAGATCCAGGTCAAGCGCATCAAGGTGAAGGAGTACGACGTAGCTTCGTACACCGTGTCATCTCACTACCGTGTGATCCCTGTGCGGACCAAGACCAGGCAAGCTACGGTGCGAAAGCGTGGCATCAAAGCCTAAGATCGTTCTCGGCCTCTGGGACAACCGACAGCCTGCCGGCATGACGGACTCGCTGATCCATGCCATCGATGGCACGTGGCCGAAGTATGAGGAAGATCGGCTACCAATCATCGGCTACAAGAGCGGCGGTGCCTGGACCACGAGAGCGAAGCATGCCTACTGCGGACAGCCAAGCGAAGGCTGCTACAGCTGGCTCATTCCAATCGAGCGCGTGACCTGCCCCGACTGTCAGAGCACACTCGCTGCGGCCCTACTGATCAAAACGGAGTTCGTACCGTGACCAAGTCTGTGATGAAGGCTTGGAAGATTGCAGCGCTCAACCAAATCGATTATGAGAACCTCGACGCGGCAATGATCTACATCGGGTCATACTACGGACAGGTCCACGTGCTACCTGACGACTCGCGCTCCATCACGACGCTCTGCGGGATGAGTCGGAAACCGAGACGGATAAAGGGAAGACCCATCGAGCTCGAGGAGATGACCAAGGCGGTGACATGCGATGGATGCCTAGTAGCTTTTGCAGCGAGGAAGCTCATCAAGTCTCAGATCGAGTAGGATGCGACGTGGCCAACAACTACCCAGGTAAGAACGATCGCGAGGATGCGCTGCTACTCGCAGAGATGATCGTCAGAGCTGTTGCGAACGACGTAACACCTCCGCTGGTGACACCAGCACGTGCGACCCTGCTAGCGGCCACCCTGAGCTGGATCGTAGAGAAGCACGGGCGTGCGATCCTGGACTAGCCATGATCATCAACGCCGCGATGAGCGCTGATCACAACCTGCATTGGATCACTACGCCCGGCACTACGGTGGCAGATCCTGGCGGCGTTGCTCGGACCGCGTGTCGCATCACTGCTATCAACTTCATTCGATGCGAGCCCGAGGCGCTGACCTGCGACGAGTGCAAACGCCTCTTCGTGGTAGCCTACCTACTGACGGAATGAGCCGCACCGTCGACATCTACTGCTCTCCAGGCTTCGGCGGAACGAACCACGTGCTCAGCTCACATTCATCGAGAACGTATTGTGGTCTCAGCCCGTCGATCGAGGAGCTGCTCGAGTTTGTGCTAACGCGTAGGCCGATCACTGAGGTGACGTGTCTTGAATGTCAAACGGCGCTCGCCGCGCAGATCCTCCGGTTCTCGCCATGAAGACGTTCATCAGAGTCCTTCACGCTAAGGATCAATGGCAGAAGGATGATCACCTCGTTCATTGGTTTCAACCAACGATACGAACGACGATTTATAATGAGACATCTCGCTCAGATTACTTCGGTGGCGTTTGCGGAAAGACCATTTACGGATGGATCACACGATCGTATGACTACACCGAAGTAACCTGCGAGACCTGCGCATCCGAGCTCGCCGCATACCTGCTTCGGCAAGAGGATCTGACCGTCGAAGAGATCCGCAAGATGATGGCTCATCTCAAGGAGTCCAATCAGGTTGCTGAGATCTCGGTGCAAGACGTCTACGTGGACCAAGATGACCCATCGGTAGTGCACACGATCGTCCAGCTACAGCTGCCAGCTGCTGTCGAGTGCGTGACGCTTCAAGCTGAGATCGGTGGCGAGGCTACGAAGGAAGAAGTGGCTGAGGCGTTCGGAAAAGAAATCGAATTGCTGAAGGCCAGGCGGTGAGCAAGCGTGTAGCGCTCGTTCAGTTCAGGACTGACGAGATAGCAGGCCCGGTGCATTGGGTCTCGGACTATCCTGAGACGCATTGGGCGAAGACCTCGTGCGGCAAGCCAGCCTTCATCATCAACTTCCGAGGAGAGGCTACGGACATCTCGTGCGCTGAGTGCCAGGAGAACTTCGTGCGCATGCATCTCATCCATGACGGTGATGCGTGAGCTGGATCGTCGTGCTGTATCAAGTGAGTGTGACGTCTGTCCGAGGCCAGCGACCGATGTACCTTCGTCCCGAAGCGATCGAGGATCGACCAAGCTGGGACTCGCGTGTCGAGGCCGCTGCGAAGTTTGAAGACCTCGCGGATGCTGTTGCAACCTGTCTTCGGATCGGCAATGGCTGTCCTGTTGAGATTGATCCATGACCTTCGGACGACGTAGCACCTATGAAGCAACCGTTCCGTGCGCGATCGAAGTGCTACGTGGCAACAAGCCAGGGCTGACGCATTGGGTCCAGCCACACAGCTTGATCCGTGGCGAGCTCGAGACGAAGACAGGATGTGGCCTGCTCACGACCGGCATGGTGTCATCGTACGAGCCTCCTGACTCGATCTCGTGCGAGGGCTGCCAGACCGAGTACGCTGCCATGAAGCTGCGCACCGAGGAGCTGCCGCGCAACCCTGACGAGCTGCGTGGTGAGGAGCTTGACGTCGTAGCCATGGACCGACTCGGCATCAGACGGCATGTGCTGCCGCACACTGAGTCCGATGCTTCATTCCGCGATCGCATGATCCGTGAGCTGAAGAGACGACTATGATCCTGCGGCTGCTTGCATGCGACGCTATCGCCGGCTTTGCTCGCGCTCGGGTGATTCACATTCTTGTGATCCCCGACGGATTCCGCTACAAGGACCCTGACGAAGCCAAGACCTTCATCATCAAGGTGCTCCAGCAGCGTGGTGGCGTGAAGTCGTTTTGTGGCAAGGTCCTTGACGGCATGTCGATCAAGCAAGGTGCTGTCGATGAAGTGACATGCCCCGAATGCCAGCTCGCTTTCACCGTGGACCACTTTCGCAAAGAGACGTGACATGAGACGTATGATCGCAAAAGAGATCACAGTGCAAGTGGCGCCTGGCCGGCGTGAGATCTCCGAGACGCACATGCTGCCCGAACCAATCTCGCCGCATACGTGGACTGACGACCATCGCAACGCGATCGTCAGTGGACGGATGAAGTACGGGATTCAGACGTACTGCGAGAAGCCGATCAAGCACATGACCGTGCGCGAGGGCACGATCGATCAGGTGACCTGCGACACCTGCAAGACCTCGTACGCAGCTGAGTACATGCGCTCGGACCGCGCGCTGTGACGTTCCTGCTCGCGCACGATACTCGTACCAAGATCACACATTGGGTGCGGATGGGGCAGAGCGCTCAGGCGCGCATCGAGACCTCATGCGGAATGCCCATCGCTGGCATGAAGACTGACGACGGCCTGATCAGCTCTATCACATGCCAACATTGCCAGGTCGAGTGCGCAGCCGAGTACCTACGGACTGAGGACGACCAAGGTGAAGGCCTCGACACTGCCATTGGTGCACAGCTCGATCGACTTGCTGCGAACTTCGGTGTGATTCGTCGACACGACGTTGCAGAGGAGAGCTACCTCGGTGAGGTATTGCCTCGGCGCCAAGTTATCGTCGAGGATGACATCTCGCTTCGGGCGCGATTGGAGCTCTTGCTCAAAGGCCCTGGACCGAGGTAGGGTCCAGCCATGGCGTGCATCCGACTCATCAACCTGTCCCCCGGCATCCTCACCCTTCCCGCGATCTACGGAGGCGGCACGCTAGCTCCTGGCTATGGCGTGGCGATCCTAGACACGCTGGCCAACGTTCAGGCCGTGTTCGCGCACGTGCCTGCTTCATACTTCAACCTGGAGCAATCGCCGGCCACACCGTCGAATGCGATCGCACCAGCGCTCGGCACGGCGACGCTCGTGGCCGGGACCGTGACGGTCTCGGGCGTGAACATCACCGCGAACAGCAAGATCTTCCTCGGGCGCAACACGCCGAGCGGGACGCTTGGCAATCTGTCGACGCCGAGCGCATCGCGCGTGGCCGGTCAAGGCGGGACTGGCTCGTTCGTGATCAACAGCTCGAGCGGTACCGACACGTCGACCATCGATTGGGAGATCGTCGACTAAGGACTTTCCTCGCGACTGCCTGACTGCTACGATCGAGGACCGTGCAGGTCCAACCGCAGACTCGATCGAAGCTCATCACTCGTACGCGAGCGCGCCGCGCGCTCATGGCACGTCTTGCTCGTCAGGACGTGAACGTCTTCATGGAGTTCGTGCTCCGTGACGAGCGCACCGGCAAGCCGGTTGTGCAGGCGCCTACCCACTACGCGTGGCACCGCCTGGCCGATGAGCATCGCCGCCTGCTCATCTGGGCACACGTCGAGTCCGGGAAGACACAGCAGCTCTCCATCGGCCGCACACTGTGGGAGCTCGGTAACGATCCCAGCTTGCGCTGCCTGATCCTCTCGAACACGAAGACCCAGGCAACCAAGCTCGCTGACTCTCTTCGGCGCTACATCGAGACCTCGAGCGAGCTGCACGATGTCTTCCCTGGCCTGATGCCTGGCGAGCCATGGGGAACGAACGCGTTCAGCGTGAAGCGCTCGACCATCTCGAAGGACCCGAGCGTGCAGTGCGCTGGCATCCACGGCAACATCCAGGGCGCTCGTCTTGATCGAGTGATCCTCGATGACGTTCTCGACTACGAGAACACATTGACCGAGGACCAACGCAAAGGAACGATCGACTGGTATCAGTCCGCTGTGACTGGCCGTCTAACAGACCTCAGCCGAGTGCGTGGGGTCGGAACCGCATTCCATCCACAGGATATCCTCCATCACTTCGCACGCACGGGCTGGGCTGCTTTCAAGTATCCCGTCGTCGATGCCAATGGGATGCCACGATGGCCAGAGCGATGGCCCCTCGAGCGGATCGCTGAACGAGTCCGCGAGCTAGGTCCGATCGAGGCGCAGCGCCAGCTGATGTGCGAGGCGCGCGACGATACGACCGCGCGCTTCAAACGGGACTGGATCGAAATCGCGCTCAGGCTGGGCGAAGGAACCAACCTCGCCTCGGCACTCCAGCTCCTGCCGCCCGGCTACCGCACGTACACAGGTGTCGACCTCGCGGTGCAGAAAAAGGACTCGAGCGACCTGACCTGTTTGTTCACGATCGCGATTGACCCGCAGGGCAACCGATACGTACTGAACATCGAGACAGGGAAGTTCTCAGGTCCCGAGATCGTGCAACGCATTCATGCCTCTCACACGCGCTACCAATCGATCGTCATCGTGGAGAACAACGCAGCCCAGGACTTCATCCTCCAGTTTGCCCGCCAAGGTGGTGCCACGCCGATGATCCCGTTCACGACGGGACGTAACAAGGCGCACCCCGAGTTTGGTGTCGAGTCGATGGCAGCCGAGATGGCAGGCGGCAAGTGGCGCATCCCGAACCACAACGGCCAGATGCATCCCGAGGTTGCTGCGTGGGTCGATGAGATGTTGTTCTACAACCCAGCTGCACACACTGGCGATCGACTGATGGCCTCGTGGTTCGCGCGCGAAGGTGCTCGCCTCGGCATGCGAGCTGTCGAGACCCATCTGAACCTCGATCTCAATCGCCGGTAGGAATTCCGAGCGAGCTCGAGAAGACCTGTTCTGTGGGTCGTTGGACTTCAGACAAACCTCCTGCGCCGTACAAGTTCTGTTGGCGTTGCTCGCGACAGCTCTACGCTGGCGGACGATCCTACGAGGTCATCAGAATCGATGGCCTCGATCGCTACGTACACGCCGACTGCGCACGGATTCTCAAAGAGGAAGCTGGCGAATGAGACCACCTAGGATCTACGTAAAGAAGGAAGACGCGCACGCGAAGAAGAAGGAAGACCCGATCAATCATCCTTCGCACTACGGTGGCGAGAGCAATCCGTACGAAGCAATCAAGGTGATCGAGGCCTGGGGTCTCAACTTCAACCTCGGCAATGCGGTGAAGTACATCTCGCGTGCTGGCAAGAAAGATCCAGCGAAGCTCCTCGAGGACCTTCAGAAGGCCGCGTGGTATCTCGATCGGGAGATCTCCAAGCTATGAAGGACAAGCAGAAGTACGATCAGATGGTCAAGCTGCTTGGCCGAGCGAAGGACAAACAGAACATGGAGGAGATCTCGCTCCTCTTCATCTTCGACATGAGCTTCGATCGCGGCGACATCACCGAAGCGATGCGCGACGTGGAGATTCAGAAGGGCTGGCGATGACGGTCAACGGTATCGAACACAAGATCCTCGACCACGGCTACGTGAAGCTGATCGAGACCTGGGGCAGCGACTACCGCATCATCGAGGCTGCGCGCATGTCGACACAGAAGGGCTTCGAGGGCTGGGGCGACAACACTCCGTGCAACTACGACATGGCAGCCGCGCAAACCGGGAAGCCATGCAAGCGCGGGATGCACAACTGCGGTGTCGATCACAAGGTCGGTGACGAGCGACTGCTGCGCTATCTCTGGGAGCACAACCACGCAACGCCCTTCGAGATGGCAGGCATGGTGATCGAAGTGCAGGCGCCCATCTTCGTCTTCCGTGAGTGGCATCGCCATCGCACGCAGAGCTACAACGAGATGAGTGCGCGCTACGCTCCGCTACCTGACCTGAACTACTACCCGACCGTCGAGCGGCTGATGATGGGCGGCGGGCATCTGACCAAGCAAGCCGGGACCGCTGCCGGCGCGCAGACTCTCACCGAGCAAGCCGCGAGCGACTTCGTGGCCTCGCTGCATGGCAACTACGTTGCTGCGCAGATCCTCTACGAAGAGTCTCTCAAGGACGGAGTGCCGAAGGAGCTCGCGCGCCTGTGCCTCCCTGTCGGCCGCTACTCTCGGATGCGCGCGAGTGCGAACCTGCGCAACTGGCTCGCGTTCCTGACGCTGCGCATGGCGAAGGAAGCGCAATGGGAGATCAGACAGTACGCGAACTCCGTTGCTGAGATCGTGCAGCAATACTTCCCTCGCACGTACGAGCTCTTTGCCGAGGCCCGCTGATGTCGGAATCCTGAGCTTGAACGGGAAGGCCTCCAGCGAAGGAGAAACCATGCAGATTAGCGTCGAGATCGAAAAGAAGAAGGACGACAAGTTCAAGTTCGTTGGATCGTTCAGGAAGCTCATTGAGCAACTGAAGAAGGAGAACAAAGCTTTCTGGAAGAAGGGGAAGAAGGCTCAGCGCGTGGCCATTGCCAAGGACGTGCTGCTCCTCCTCGGCGAAGAGAAGATCAACCCACGCTCGACCTACCTGGACGTTCCATACTCGGCAGCAGACTTCGTGAACGAAGCGAACGCGAAGTACTTTGCAGAGTGCGACGTCGACCTCGGCGACGAGCTCGACGCTGGAGTTCTGATCAGCCAGGCATCGTGTGCTGTCTGTGGCATCGGCTCGTTGTTCGTTGCGGCTGTGCGCAAGAACAACAAGATGACGATCAACGATTTCCTGGACGTCGAGCATCATGGCAACACTCGCGAGGACCAAGCTGATTACCTCGAGAAGTGGTTCGACAACGAACAGCTTGACCTGATCGAAGAGTTCTTCGAGCACGATGGTGGCTACCACAAAGACAAATGTCCGATGCTCGCAACGAACGATAAGAACCAGCGCCTTCGCATGATCATGGAGAACATCATCTCCAACGATGGCAAGTTCGACCCGACTAAGGGCAGGCACAAGAACAAAAAAGGTGCCGAGGTCCCAGGTAACCCCGTGCACTCGGATTACGACTACGGCGACTGATCGTGCTATGCAGCGCATGATGCAACTCGCACTGCTTCCACTGTCGCTCATCATGATGCTGCTGTCCGCGATGTGTCAGTACCAGCGCGGAGGATGCCCACCTGGCTGGTACGTCGATGGTTGCCAGGCGAACGGTGTCTACGCTTGCCACATCGACCCTCCGCCTGAGATCCCAGCTAGGGGACCTCGTGGCGGATGGGTTGACCTCTCGCAGCCTCTCGACCTCGAGTACAGGAGTCGAATCTACTGCACAGGCGGGGCGGTGCCGATCTCGCTGCCCGATGGACGCACTGTCGGCTGCCAGCGCGGCTACACACGCTAGCTGTGTCGGAATCCCGAATCTGTTCGGGAAGACCTAGGACATGGCCGCATCAGGTAGTAGCTGGATAGAGCTCAAGAGCGACGGGACTCCAAACGGGACCAAGCTGTACCTCGTCCTCCGTGCGTACGATGGTGGAGAGCTTCGGCACGAGATCCCGTTCGTGACCGAAGTGCAGTGGAGCTGCGAAGCGGGGCCTAACAAGCCAAAGCAGGCCACGCTTCAGCTTCGGCTGACCTCCGTCCGAGCCGACGTGGTGGCTCCGCTCGGTACAGGGAAGACCACCGTCGAGGACTTGATCGCAGAGATTGCTGCTCATCGACTTGCTCGTGAGCCGGACGACACCTCGAAGTTCGTCGCCGAGGAGCAGACCGCGCTGCCAGGAATGGTTTCGATCGTCATCGATGAGTACAAGTAGGAACCATGAAGAAGAAACGGAAGTCTCCGACTCGCAACTCACCGACGGGGAAGATCGAGTGCAAGCTGTGCGGGATGATGGTTCCGATGCGCAAGTTCAAAGAGAAGCACGGCAAGCGCAAACCGTTCTGCGTGTACAGACGGACCTGGACTTGGTGCTACGACCACGAGTGGCGACCAGCTGGACGCGACCGCCGCGTCCTCGAGCTCGCTGGCGTGACAAAGGAGCTACCCGTCGGCCGTCCGTTCTACTGGGTCTGGACGACGGACCCTGAGACAAAGAAGACAACATACGTGTGGCAGGAAGCGATCGTCTACGAAACGTGTGCTCCGAATTGGGCGATCGAAATGGCGCGCAAGCTCATGGACGACCAAGCCATGGTCGAGAGATTTGGCATCTTCCGCCGTGAGAAGCGCAACCCTGGCGAGTGGCAGCGACGAAAGATGGCCAAGGCAGGTCTCGCCATCGACCCACACAGAAAGATGGTGATACCTGTGCAGATGCGAGCAAAGATCATTCGTGTTGCAGCTCAGTCGGCCATCACGCGCGAGATGTTCGACGACGACTTGGACGCCGCGCTGACGATCATTCGAGACGCGTTATGAGTAAGGACAAGGCCACCGCGCTGATCGAGAAGTTTAGCCTCTCCATCGTTGGAGAGGACCCTGCGCTCGTGGTCGTTGTGCTTGCTGCCTTCGTCCGTGAGATCTGCGACCGCTACGAGGTCCCGCTCAAGGACTTCATGCACACCGTGGCGACGATGAGTCTGGTAACACCGGAGAAAAAGAACTAAGGTCTGGCTGTGACATATGATCCGATCATCGTCGACAAGTACTCCGAGGATAGCCAAGCGGATTGGGACACCCTCGCTGCAAGCGGTCTCCCGTGGGCAGGCGGGATCCTCAAAGCGACCCAAGGCCTCACGTTCAGTGCCCCCGACTGGCTCGCGCAAAACTGGGCTGCGCTCGAGACAGCGCGGACGAGGAACTTCCGCACCAATTTCATTCGCGGTGCGTACCACTACTACCAAGTAGCTGACGACGGTTGTGCTCAGGCGAAGTTTTTCCTGAGCACGATGAACAAAGCAGGTGGCTACCAGCTCGGCGACCTGTGGCCGATCATCGACGTCGAGGCCGATGGTAATGGCAACCCGTCGGCGCAGCAGATCGTCGATGGTGTCTGCGCGTTCGTTGAGACGATCGCGACAGAGACAGGCATGCCGACGATGCTGTACGGGAACGAGTTCCTCTTCAGCCAAGGCGTGACCAGCCGCATGGGCTGCTCGTGGTTATGGGTTGCTCGCTACACGGCGACGCTGCCACAGGAGATCATCACTCGCATCGGCTGGACCGAGGACGCTCTGTGGGGCTGGCAGTACCGTGGCGATGCATACAACGCGCTGCTCGAGACGCCCGACAAGGTCCTCTACCCGAACTCGGCTCCAGGTTGCGGGACCTCAGACCTGACGGTGCTGACCTTCCCCGGAGGCCTTGACGCTCTCTGCGCGAAGCTATGGGCGAAGAAGTAACAGTCGTCGGTGTTGCTGTTGCGATCGTCTGTGGCTACTGCCATGGCAAGCGACGCTTTCCAGGTGGCAAGTACAAGAAAGAAGGTGAGGTGATCAATTGTCCGGTCTGCAACGGCACAGGCACCGAACGAAAGACCATCACCCTTCGCGAGTTCAAGACGCTCCTCGACAATACAAAGGCTGGAGACGAGGAAGCGCGATCAACCAAATCAAAAGAGCGTGGAGAAAGAGAATGATCACTCAAGCGCAACGTGAGAACGCGACATCGCCTGACAAGGTCATCGGGTCTGTTGGCGGCAAGCCCCTGTACTTGGTCATGGTCTCACCAGATACGTTGCGCCGGATCCAGGAGCTGGCCACAGTGCCTGATAGCAAGATCCCGTGGTGGCTAGTCCAGGACATTGGCCATGCTGGCAACATCCCGCTTGGCACCACGGACCCGATCTGGTTCCTCGAGCTCGAAGATAAGATCCGCAACATGCGCATGGGAGTAGCAGGATGAACAACCACGACGGAAGTGACGCACGCACGGTTCGGCCAGGCCACTCGGTGACCTACAACCCGCCGATGCCACCTGACGACCAGCTTCGGATGAGCTCAGAGAAGCTTGCCGAGTCCATCAAGCACGATCAGGCAATCAAGCCACCACCTCAGCCGACCATCGACCAAGATGCCTTCAGCAAGATGGAGGGCAGGCTCTCGAGTTTGCGATTGGAGCTCCGTGCTCGAGGTCCTCAGATCAGTGATCGAGAAGGCCTCTCGAAGCTGGTCGAGTACACGAACATCCGATGCCAGCTCGCGCTAGCCAAGGCCATCGAGCTCGTGGCCGGCGAGTTCGGGACGACGCCAGACTTCCTCGTCAGGCTGCCGAGCGTGCTCGCCATGCAAGGAGACCTCCAGCTCAAGAAACCAGCTCTCGAGCAACGTGTCGAGAAGCTGGAGGCTGCCCTCGACGAGGTCCTGCGCACTGTTCGAGCAATGACTAGTTCTGCGACCTAGCCTAGTGCTAGATTGGCCGGGTGAGCTCCAGCGGCCTCCCAGGCGGACCAATCTCAGCGATCTCGGCGAAGGTGATGCATGCCGACGAGGTCGATGGCGACCGCCGACGTCTAGGCATGTCGCCACGCCAGCAGGTGCTCGACAAGCTGTACAGCTACTACCGCTGTGATCAGTACGCGGCTAGGACGGTGTCATGGGACGGATCGAAGCACGTGGGCATGGTCGAGCGCGACACCATCGCTCTCGCCGGCTACGTTCCACCCGGCTTCTACGTTGCGAACAGCGAGACGCTGCCGATCCACTTCCGGCGACCGACCACTCCGTATCACCTGTGCAAGGTCATCGTCGATCGATTCACGAGCCTCCTGTTCTCGCAGAAGCGGCACCCGAAGATCACTGTCGCTGGTGACATGAAGACCGAGGACTTTCTGCAAGCCGTCGTCGAGGAAGGGCGCCTCTGGCCGACGATGATGGCTGCCCGTGCCTTTGGTGGTGCCTGCGGTACCACCGTCGTCGGCTTCAAGATGTTGCAAGGCCGACCAGTCTTCGAGGTCTTCGACCCACGCTGGGCAACTCCGAAGTTTCTCGATCGACAGCAGCTCGTGCTTCAGTCCCTGGACTACCGCTACATCTTCGTGCAAGAGGTCCGCGACGAAAAAGGGAACTGGTACGAGGTCGAGTGGTGGTACCGACGTGTGATCGATACCAAGAGCGACACTATCTTTCAGCCTGTGATGGTGGACCAGCCTGGCGACGTGCAGTGGATCCCAGGAGAGAAGGTCGATCACAATCTTGGGTTCTGTCCTGTCGTGTGGATCCAGAACATGGCCAACACGACCGACCTCGACGGTGACTCAGACTGCGTGGGCATCTACGAGCTCGTCGAAGCGATCGACCGGCTCAACGCGCAGGGTGAGAAGGGCACGCTCGCGAACTCAGACCCGACTACCGTCGTGACGACTGATGCCCCGATGGGCGAAGTGAAGAAGGGCTCAGGCTTCGCGCTCAAGCTGCCAGCTGGCAGCGACGCAAAGTACATGGAGATGACGGGCTCAGGGATCGAGCAAGCGAAGACCAAGGCTGACGACTACAAGGCGATGGCGCTCGAGGTTGCTCAGTGCGTGCTCGAGAACCCTGGACAGGGGATCGAGAAGACCGCAACCGAAGTCGAGCGCAGCTACGCGAGCATGCTCGCGAAGGCCGACATCTTGCGCGAGCAATACGGCGAGATGGGAGTCAAGCGGCTGCTCAACATGGTACTCGTTGCAGCCAAGCGCCTGATGACTCCTCGCCGAGATGGCGATTCGATCGTCGTCTACTCGTTTACGCTGCCTGACAAGGTGGTGGTGAACGAGCGAACGGGCGCGGTGGTTCGGACCAAGCGCGAGCTCGGCAACGGACCCTATCAAGTCTCGCTCGGCTGGCCACCGTACTTCGAGTCGAGCTCGAAGGATGCGACCTTTGCGATCCAGTCTGCCATCGCTGCCAAGGGCAGCGGTCTCGTCGATGATCTGACTGCCGCGAAGTACGTTGCGCAGTACTTCGGTGTCGAGGACGTTCGCTCGATGCTCGAGGAAGTGCGACGTGCGGCTCGTGCCGACCAGCAATCCCTCGAGGAGATGGCGCTCAAAGGTCCTGGCGACGATACCGAGGACAAAGACTCGACCGCGCCTGTCGAGGTTCAGAAGTCCGCACTCAACGGTGCGCAAGTCACCTCGCTGCTCGCGCTCGCACAAGCTGTGGCAGCCGGACAGATCACAGCCGAGAGCGCCATGGCCATCATCGAGGTCTCGTTCCCCGTCAATCGCGAGGAAGCATTCAAGATCGTCGGAACGTTGGGCGGGAAGAAGTCCTTCGTGGCGCAGACGCAAGCTGCTGCCGCAAAGGCGAAGCCACCAACACCTGGCGCACCCGCAGCACCCGAGGCGCCAGCAGCTCCGACTCCTCCACCAACACCAGGAGCTGGCGGTGAGCAAGGCTGACCCGAAGAAGATCTACGAGCTCGTAGCCCGCTCGGCTGATGCCGGGCCTGTGAAGATCCCATCGGTGAAGATGCCGCGAGGGCACCTACCACCGAGGGTGCAGCTCGAGCTGCCTCACACAAGCGCTGCACCAACGATCGCTCCTCCTTCGCACACAGCCACTTCGATGGCAGGTGTGTGGCCAGGCACGGTGACGCTCGATTCGATGCGACCGAAGCCAGCGCCGGCTCCGACGAAGAAGGGGAAGAAGCGGTGACCGAGGAGCAACGTGCGCTCGCGCTCGCTGCTATAGATCCGCACTCGGCGATCAAGGTCGGTCCTGTGGAGCTGACCGAATCGCCGGAGTATGGTGATCCATGGGTCAGGCACACGCCGAAGGATGATCCGGCTTTGACGATTGCAGTCGAAGTCGAGACACCACCACCGTACAAACGCTGGCGGTTCTTCCTGTTCTACATGCTTGTTCGTCTCGCAGCTTGGGTGTATCCGTTCAAGTTCGAGATCTACCGGACACCGAAGGCTTGGGAGCGACAGGAGTAGACGATGCCATCATCTAGACCAGTTGCATGGGCTTACGAGTCGTGGCCGACCAGCGAGCTCGCGAAGACCATCAAGCACCCAATCGACGATCAGAAGATCAACTCCCTCGTTGAGAGTCTTCAGCAGGACCTCGACTTGCCGCCGATCTTCGTTCTGATTGCCGATGGCAACGTCAGGATCCTTGACGGCCATCATCGAGTGCTCGCCTGGCTGAAAGCAGGCATCGACTCGGTGCCTGTCCTTGTCGGTCGCGTTCGGTGATTATCGCCGTCGATTTCGACGGGACGATTGTCTCGAGCGATCGTCCGTATAACGACATCTACTCGCCGTTGATCTTTCTGCCTGGAGCTCGAGAAGGTCTACGCTCGTTGAAACGAGCCGGACACACGCTGGTCCTCTGGTCAGGACGAACGAACCGAGCACTCATCTACAACCCGGAGTTCGATCCGCTCTGGGTCGAAGGGATGCCGTGGCCAAGCGACGCTGCTCGTATGCTGCACGCTGACCGCCTACGACAGATGCTCCGCTTCGTGGCCGAGGAGCTGCCAGGTGTCTTCGATGCCATCGATGACGGCCGACAGGGCAAGCTCGAGGCCGACCTCTACATCGATGACCGTGGCATCGGTGCGGACATCAACTGGAAGGCAATTGCTGCGACTTACGGCGAGCTGTGATAGAGCTAGGCCATGGGTCGTCGCGATCGCCTTCAGAACAACCCCGTCATCCACCGCACCAAGCTGTTCAAGGGCATCGCGACCGCTGAAGAGGTCCACGCTCAGCACGGCTTCCGCCAGCGATGTATGGCCTGCGGTGGACCTCCTGTCATCCAGATCAAGACCTTCGTTCAGCTCATGGAGCTGATCGTTAAGCAACCACGACTCGCTGCTGAGATTGCTCGCCGCAATCCTGACGGCCCGTTCATCCCGTCGATCCCATCCAAGCTCGGCAACTTGGTGCTGGTGGCGAAGGTGGCCGCGTGCAAGTTTCATCAGAAGGAGTTGGAGAAACAGGCCGCGAAGGCACCCAGCTACTTCATCGTCGAGATCGATCGCGGACCTGGGGCGGACAAGCCGATCGTTCAGGTAGCGGGCTGACATGAACATCAAAAAGCTTGCGATCCTCGTCGAGGGCAAGACCGGCTTGCCTGTCGGACCGATCCAGCTGCCCAGGCCAAGCGATGTCCTGTACTGCCATCCGAATCCAGACGGACAGCGCAAGACCTGTGGCAACTGCGGGCTGTGGGCCGAGATGGACAACCGTTGTCTGCTCATGGGGACCGAGGTTGAGGTCACGAGCGACATGGTGTGCGGCTACCATGTGGACGGCGAACCGGTTCTCTACGCGACCACGCTCGGCGGACAGAAGATGGTCGAACCTGAGCTCGCAGGCTTGATCCGAGCTCCCGAGGGCGGTACAAGCTGCGATCGGTGCCGATACTATGACCCGCGAACGGACGATACTGGACTATGTCGAGGTGTCTACGTCGAGGGCAAACCCGCACCTGTCGAAGCTCGTGGCTGCTGTGCTCGATGGGTCGAACGTGAACCGGTCGGATGATCGACTGAAGACTGAGCAAGTTCCGTCAGAGATTCATCGGCGTATCGCTCGAACATTCAGTCTGTAGTAGCATCGCCATGTGAGCTTCCTTGGCGACGGCAGTGGCTTCCTCCCTGGTGTCGGTGCGCCCGGCACGCAGGGATCGCAGGGACCACCAGGCCCGCAGGGACCGCCAGGCGAACAGGGTGAGCAAGGCGAGGACGGCGAACAGGGGGCACCAGGCCAGCAGGGCATTCAAGGCCTACAAGGCGCGACCGGTCCGCAAGGTCAGCAAGGCATTGATGGTGCCGACGGCGAGGACGGTGATCAAGGTCCTCCTGGTCCTCCTGGTCCTCCTGGGCCGCAAGGTGCTCAAGGACCTCAAGGTGCTCAAGGTGTTCAAGGACAACAGGGCACCGATGGCGCTGACGGCGAAGATGGCGATCAAGGTCCTCCGGGACCAGCGGGTCCACAGGGTGCACAAGGTGTGCAAGGTGCTCAAGGAGTACCAGGCGCTCCTGGTCTCGATGGCGAAGATGGCCAAGATGGTGAGATCGGTCCGCCAGGTCCTGTCGGGGCACAAGGTCCTCAAGGCTTGCAAGGCGTGCCTGGTACACCCGGTCTCGATGGTGCCGATGGTGAGGATGGTGATCAAGGACCTCCAGGCCCGCAAGGCATCCAAGGCCAACAAGGCATTCAAGGCCTGCAAGGTGTGCCGGGCGCACCGGGCATGGACGGCGAAGACGGGCAAGACGGGGACATCGGCCCGCCTGGTCCTGCTGGACCACAAGGCGCACAAGGCGCGAGCGGACTGCAAGGTCCTCCAGGAATGGACGGCAGCGACGGCGAAGATGGAGATCAGGGACCGCCAGGACCTCAAGGCGCGCAGGGCGTGCAAGGTGTTCAAGGTGTCGCCGGATCGCAAGGTCCTCCAGGTGATGACGGTGATGATGGTGAAACTGGGCCGCCAGGACCGCCAGCGCCTGCTGGTATCACCGAGGGCTATGTGTTCTTCTTGGCAGGCTAGATGCTGACGCTTCCATCATCTGGAACGATCGCTGGCGTTTCGAGCGTGCTCTCACCAGTCACGTATACGATCACTGGCGCAGAGGTTGCTCAAGGCGATCCGCTGTACCACGTGCTTGCGCAAGGTGTTCTACTGACCTCAGTAGCGACGATCTACACAGCGCCAGCATATCCATACACATCACTCATCAAGACGATCCATCTCGCGAACACGACAGGTATCGCAGCAACCGGCGTCTCGATCTTTGTCGGTGGTACCGCAGCGGCTAATCAGATCACTGGTTCGTTCACGATCCCAGCTAATGGCTGGGCGACGATGGATCAAGATGGTTGGCGTGTCTACGACTCGAACGGCAGCTTGCAGACCGTTGGCAACCAAGGACCGACAGGCCAGCAGGGCAATCAAGGATCGCAAGGCGAGCCGGGCGAGGATGGTGATCAAGGTCCTCCTGGTATTCAAGGACCGCAAGGCATCCAGGGTGTGCAGGGTGTGCCGGGACCGCAGGGTGATGATGGTGCCGATGGTGATCAAGGCCCGCAAGGTCTGCAAGGTCTTCAAGGTGTACAAGGCACTCAAGGTCTGCAAGGCAATCAAGGACCACCTGGCCTAGATGGTGAGGATGGTGACCAAGGTCCGCCTGGCACACCAGGCCTTCAGGGTGCGCAAGGTCTTCAAGGTATTCCTGGTCCACAAGGCGACGACGGTAACGACGGCGATCAAGGCCCGCCCGGTATTCAGGGGCTGACCGGAGCAACCGGTGCTCAAGGCCAACAAGGCAACCAAGGCCCACCAGGACTCGACGGTGAGGACGGTGATCAAGGACCGCCAGGCCTGCAAGGTGCTCAAGGTGCTCAAGGTCCGCAGGGCATTCAAGGCATTCAGGGTGTGCCGGGTCCTCCTGGGCTTGACGGTGAAGATGGCGATCAAGGCCCTCCTGGTCCTCAAGGTCCAGCCGGTACGTCAGGTTCGACCGTCACTGTCGGTTCAGCGACTGTTACGTTCGGTTCGACGTGGAACAACGGTCCGGTATCGACAACGATCACCGGACAGACAGGAATCCTGTTGACCTCGAATGTCGAGGCATGGATTGCTCTGACAGCAACAGCTGATCATTCAGAGGATGAGATCAAGATTCTTGCAGCTGAGCTCGGCGTGACAGCTGGCGATATTGTGGCAGGTACTGGCTTCACCATCTACCTTGCGTGCACGCTCGAACAGATGTACGGAGCATTCACCGTCAACTGGCGATGGCAGTAGGATAGGAGCACATCGATGGGCGTTAACCTTGTAGATAAAACTACCCCGACGCAAGGCCAGACCGTTGACGCGAATGGCTCAGCGCAGGTCAGGCTCTACGACCAGTTCGGTAATCCGCTGGTCTATCAAAACAAGACCGTCCCGACGGTACCGATTTCGGGACTGCCACCGATGGGTATCGACGGCGACTCGGTTCTGCGCATCCCGCGCGTAGGTGAGTTTGCAACGCTTCGATCAACCAGCGAGATCGTGCTCTGGCAGGACGCGTTCGAGGGTTCGACGATCAACGGATTCTGGACTCAGTCTCTGACGACGATGACTGCGGCGCAGGCGACCGGCGTCCTGACGCTGAACAACAGCAGTATCACGACGGCGAGCACCGACGCGATCATCACGAGCCAGCGCCAGTTCCCGAAGTATCCGCGCAATCCGATCTTCTGTCGGTTCCGGGCAAACATCACGGCCAACGTGGCGTCAAACCACACGCTGGTCGAGCTTGGCTTTGGTGCTCCAACTGGCGTGACTGCCGTGATCCCGACCGGTGCGTTCTTCAGGTGGACCGCAGCCGGCAACCTCGTCGCAGTGACGAGCTACAACGGCACCGAGAACGTGTCGGCCACCTTGGTCGCCCAAGGTGTGATCAGCACGACGAGTTTCCTCTACTATGATGTGATCGTAGACGACGACTTTGCTCGGTTCATTGTCTCCGATTCGACCGGCACGCCGATCGTTGACACAACGCTCCGTATTCCAACCGCGACGGCCTACACGTTCTCGGTCAGCCACATCCCATCGTTCGCACGCGTGTACACAGACACGACGGGTGGCGGAACTGCGATCCAGCTCAAGCTGGCATCGCATTCGGTCCAGATACTGGACGCGTTGTTTGCCAAGCCATGGGGCGAACAGCTGTCGTCCATGATGCGCCAGGCGTCCATCAACCCGACGACGTACGCCCAGACCGGCAGCGCGATGACTGCCGCGCCCACGACGGAGACGCCGTCGAACACCGTAGCTGGATACAACGCCCTCGGTGGTGACTACGCGGTGGCGCTCACGGTTGCGAGTGAAAACCCACTCTCCGTGTTCGGATTTCAGATCCCATCACCCTACTCGTTCTACCTCAAGGGCCTGACGTTTTCGCTGCCAGTCGTCACCACGGCGATCAGTGTTACTGGCCTGCCATTCCTCGAATGGCTTGTCATCGCGAACAACGTCGGCGGCAACATCTCGACAGGTGGCGGACAACGCTTTCCTGTCGGGCTCAATCACTACTACACATCGATCACGCAAGCGGCTGGTGTCACGCTCTACACGGGTGGTGGATCGACCGCAGGTACTCCAATAGCTGGCGGACCATTCACGTGGGCTCCGCAGGTGCCCATCCTCTGCTTGCCAGGCACGTACCTACACTTCGCATACAAGGTCTTCATCACGAGCGCGGCCGGGACCCCAGGTGTTACACGCGGCTCGATCTTCGTAGACGGTTACTTCGAATAAGGGCACATCATGGCTAGTGACAACTGGGGAAATACGATCGTCGTCGATTGGCGGCAAGCTCTTGTCGCTGGGTTTCTTGCCGAAGGTAACGCGGCTCCACCGATAGCTGGCCGGGCGACTGGTTATACCGCCACGAGTGCGGCTTCGAACAAAACGATCAGAGCAACGACATACACACCTCAGACCGTGACTGGTCAACGCAGTGTAGCCTCGAGCTCCGCCAACGACACGGCGGCCGGGACTGGTGCGCAGCAGATCATGCTGACGTATCTCACCAGCGCTTTCGTTCTTGAGAGCGAGCTCATCACCCTCAACGGCACGACACCTGTTAATACCGTCGGGACGGACATTCTGTACGTCGAGAGCATGGTGGTGACCCAGACTGGTACCTCTAGCGGAACCAACCTGGGAACGATCTCACTCTACACAGGGACCGCTGGTAGTGGATCAGTCTGGGCTTCTATCGCGGTGAACAGCGGCGTCGGCGACAACATGACGTTCTGGGCTGCGCACTACGTCCCAGCCGGCGTGACCTGCTACATCACGTCGATGGCTGCTGCTGCCTATGGCGTGCTCGGCACGATGTCCCTTGTGCGGCATGGAAACCCAAGCCTCACCAATCAACCTTTGACACAGATCGGGCCGACTCTGCTACACCCAGCTGGAGATCAGCGCGAGCATCAGTTCCAGGTCCCGCTCGCAGTTCAAGGTCCAGATCTCATCGAGATGATTTCGCATCCAGTCTCGGCGACTTCGGACACGAGCTTGGGGACCTTTGAGTACGTGCAATTCTGAGATACTGTAGCCACCTCGAAGGAGCACCATGTCTAGCAACGCACCGTTTCGTTCAGGCCCAACCGCGATCACCACGTCGATCGCGAACATGCTCAACCCGCCGACCTTGACTGGTGGCGTGAACGCATCTCCTCCGACCAACACGTTCATCCGGCTGACGCACATCCGCGTGACAAACAAGACAGCCGCATCTGTTGCGGTCTCCGCGTGGATCGGAGCGACCGGCGTTGGCGCGGCCGGCACCGAGTTCGCGTGGCAGTCCACTCCCGTCGGAGCGAACAGCTACCTCGACTGGAACGGATCACTCGTGCTCAACGTGGCCGACTTCTTGACCATGTCGGCCGGATCGAACTCCGCACTGACGGTCGACTTCGAGGGTGAGATCGGCTGCGTGGCCTGACCTCGGGCTCGCCGAGGTCTTGAATGCGCCAGCTTCGCGGTAAGGTTGAGCCTGTTCCGATCGTATCGTCTCCACCAGACGACACGGTAACAGGCGCAGACCTGAGCTACTTTGGTGATGGGACAGCGGTCTATGCGAACGTTCGACCGCGAACGCTTGGCATCTTCCTCGAGCTCTCTGGTGGAACTTCGATCCAGTTTGCAGCTTTCGTTCGTGTAGTGATTCTAGATCAAGTCGACCTCGGCTGGGCGCAGGTCTACGACACGAACAATCCAGGTCTCCTCGGCGGAACGTTGCAGCCGATTCCCTCGCCTGGTACGTACGTTTTCCTTGTGAACTATGCAGCGATCTACTCGCAGCTTGTGCTCTACGCGTTCAACAACATCGGTGGTGTTGTCATCGACAACGCGCAGCTGATCGAATACGCCGAGTACATCACGGAGCGGTGATGGCGAGCGCGTTCCAAGAGATCTCTGTCAACCACATCAAAGCCCTGAACCGGCTCATCGATCGTGGTGGTGTGGCTCGTTTGAAGAGGCTCTACGACCAAGCTCAGGCCGAGCTCGAACACAAGATCACCGCGCACATTGGTCGAGGCTCATCTCCGTTCACGGTCCTGCAACACCGAACACTGCTCGCTCAAGTCCGACAGGGACAGATGGACATCGCTCGCCAGCTCGGCAACGCGAGTGCAGCTGCGACGATTGAAACGCAGACGGATGCTCTCCGAGGCCTGATCAAGAACATCAAGCAGCTCGAGAAGAAGGTCGGCGAAGGTGGAGTCATCCGCCTGCCAATCGAAGAGGCCTCTCGCTTTCACGGCATCATCGACAAGCGCAAGACCTCGCTGCTGAAACAAAACAAGCAGAGCATGGCCAGCTACGGCGCTGGTGTTGTGAAGAAGATCGAGCAGGAGATGAGCATCGCGCTCGCAACGGGTGCCAGCACTGGCGAGGCTGTCGAGCGCGTGGCGAAGGCTGCCGACGTCGAGTGGTGGAAAGCCGAGCGCATCGTTCGCACGGAGCAAGCGTGGGCCTACAACGCGACTCATCGAGATGCGATCGAGGAGACAGCACAAGAGATCGACGATATGTACATGCGGTGGACGGAGCTCGTTGACGATGACTCCCTCGAGCCGCTTGACGATCGCGTAGGTGCTGACTCTGTTGCTCTCCACGGCCAGGTGGTGAAGCCGGGAGGCCTCTTCAAGATGCCTCCTGACGCTCACGAAATCGAAGTCGAGACTCGGTGGGGGACTAGCAAGGTCTCGAAGGGCTTGCTGCACAAATCATGGGCACACCCCCCAAATCGTCCTCACGATCGGGCCGTAATCCAGGCCTGGCGCCCAGGCTGGGACGTTCCAGGCTGGCGCATCGTCGGCGGGCAAAAGGTCGATGTGAAGCCACCTAGGCGGCGATCCCCCTGACGTGGTACTCACCTAAGAACAGGAGACCCAAATGGTCAACCCCAGCAAGCTCAAGTCCCTCGTCGACTCGCACTCCACCAATCCCGGCATGGCTGCGCTCACGAACCCATCTATGCAGGTCGGTGGTGATGACGATGATGATCTCGACGAAGAGGACGACGAGGGCGATGGCGCCCCGTCTGGCGATCCCAAGGAACATGGCAACGAGCTGATCTCATCCTGGGGTGTTCTCGGCGCTCACCTCAAAGAGGACGCTGGCGAGATCGTCGATGCTGCACACGAGATCGGCGGCGACCTGCTTCTCGCCAAGGTTCCTGACGAGGCCATGAAGGAGATCGAGGACTCCTTCGACCGCATGCCGGAAGAGATCCAGCATGCGCTGGCCAAGTACGTCTCCAAGCTGAGCGACGAGGACTGCCACGATGTGACCGTGGCTCTCCTCGATGGCCACGACGGCGACACCGAGGATGCGGACACCAACCTCGTCTGCACGTACCTCAAGCTGCTCGCCGCTCATGCTGCCGAGGAGGTCGATCCGGCTGATCTCGAGGATGACGAGGACGAGGAAGACGACGAGGATGATGACGAGGAGAACCCTGGCGACGACGGTGATGGGGCCTCGATGAATCCAGACGACGGCACGCCTCCGGCTGTTCATGACGGCAAGACCGTCTGATGGTTGCTCCGGTGCGAGCTCACCGAGTCACATCACACGGCGGTGTGACTCGCGCCGAAGCCGAAGAGGCTGTGCGGACCTTGCTGCGTTGGGCTGGAGATGATCCCTCGCGCAACGGACTGCAAGAGACCCCAGAGCGAGTCGTCCGTGCCTACGAAGAGTTTTTCCGTGGCTACAACGAGGACCCTCGAAAGCATCTCGAGAAGACCTTCGAGGACACAGAAGGCTACGACGAGATTGTTCTACTTCGTGGCATCCAGTTCGAGAGCTATTGCGAGCATCATCTCGTTCCGATCCTTGGCGAGGCCCACGTCGGCTACTTGCCAGCCGATCGTGTCGTCGGTCTCTCGAAGCTTGCTCGCGTAGTCGATGGCTACGCCAAGCGACTTCAGGTGCAAGAGGCCATGACTCGGCAGATCGCCAATGCGATCCAAGAGGTGCTCAAACCTCGAGGCGTCTGCGTCGTGATCGAAGCCGAACATGAGTGCATGTCGACTCGAGGCGTGAGCAAGCGGGGAGTACTCACAACCACCTCGTGCATGCTCGGATTCTTCCGTGAGGATGCCTCCGCTCGGGCCGAAGTCCTGTCGTTGATTCGAGGACGTTGACACATGGGCACCACACACGTAGGCTTCAAGGAATGAAGCAGGATCTTCGATACCTGCGCTTGCCAGGCGTCTCTGTCCGCGATCCGAACTTCTATGAAGGTGCGGACTACAACGACCGTGATCGCTTTGCACAGCCAGTGAAGGACGGGAAGCTCGAGCCCTTGCAGTTCGATCCGGGAACGGCTATGGGTGACGAAGCTCCGACGGACGACTACCCGACCGGAACCAACCCCGATCCGTTCAAGCTCGGAGGCCTCTGAGATGAAGCCACAACCGTCACCAGGCAACCTTCGCAGCTCGCGCAACCGCGCGCTCGAGATCGGTGCAGCTCGCGAGGGCTTCCCCGACAACGCGGCTGGACCGTACAACCCGCAAGCAGGCACCCCAGCGGATGCCGCTGGCGGCAACTACGGCGCGGACACCGCGCACACCAAGGACCCAGGTCCTCCGGTCAACCCGGCCACCCCGTTCAAGCTCGGCCAGTAACACTCACAGGAGCTCTACGATGCCCTCTCCGAATGATGAACTCGTCTCTGGCGTTGGCCAGGGTCAAGCAGCCCCCGAGCCGATCGTCAAGTACGATCAGAAGAACGGGCGCTACTCCGACAACGTCTCTCCGGGACCGCACCTGCCGAACGAATCGCCGGCAGGTACCGACCCCAGCCCCTTCCGTCTCGGCCCGACGAAGTAAGACGACTTCGTGCCGACTGACCTGTTCAGGATCTCCGGCCAGTGGAGCACGTATCCACAGGACGGAGGTCTTCTGCGTTCGGGCGCTGCTCCGATCGGTCCAACACCGATGCAGGAGTACGTCACGCTCGACGCGAAGAACCTCGAACCGTCTCAGCTGACAGTCGACACCCCTGTTGCCGTCAACTTCGGTGGTGTTACGAACTGCAACGTTCTGATCATTCAGTCCGATAGGCCTATCACGGTGACTGTCACATCGGCCGCAGGGACCTCGCAGTCCTTCCCGTGTGACGGCTACCTTCAGCTGATCTCTCGGACGGTCCCTATCACGGCAGTGAGTCTGACCCGGACTCCAGCCACTCTCACCAACGTCTCCGTCTTCCTTGGCGAGAAGACGTGACTCCGGGTCTCTACTTGTAGTAACACCAGCTCCCACAGGAGATCGTCCCCATGGCCACACCTTTCGCGACTACCACGATGCCAGTCACGATTCAGAGCGCGCTTGATCAAGCGCGCCCCGGTCAGACTGACGACCTGCTTGCTCTCATCCACCTCGGCACGATGCTCACGCCGCTCAAGCGGATCTTCACAGGGCTGGCGTCCTCGGCGACTCAGAACCTGACGGAGATCGATGCGACTGGCGAGACCACGGGTCCTTCGAATCCGAATCGGCTCGCAGCGCTCTTGATCAGCACACTGCGCTCGGCCGCCGCAGTGTATATCGTGACCGACGCGGGTGGCACTGCCAGCGCGCCCGGCGCATCCGGTCCAGGTATCGCCCTCATCTCGGATGATGGGACCACGATCACCTTCCCGAGCGCAGTGACGGCATTCACGATCGAGTACATGCCGCGCTCCTACACTCCGATGACGACGACCTACGACGCCTTCGGAGGCGCTCCGTAATCATCTCCGGCTCGTGTTGCGAGCCAAGGATTCTTCGCCCTATCCATCAACCCTCAACTAGCAGGCGCCGACAACCACGCCACGACGGCGGTCAATAGTCGGTGAACTCGGAAGCGCCATGCCAGACCCGACAGAGAACGATCCAGCTCCCAAGGTACCAGACCCCAAGGCCACCGTTCAGCCGACCGACCCTCCGGTGATCGCACCAGTAGGCGAGGAGCCCTCGAACGGTGATGGAAAGGTTCTACAGGTCAAGCACAGCGACTTCAAACGGATCAAGGAAGAAGCACGAGAGCGCGGACGCCGCGAGGCAACCGCAGAACTCGAGTCCCTCGCCTTGGTAGCCGGATACGACTCCCTCGAAGAGTTCGTCAAGGCACAGAAGAAGCCGCCCGCACCGCAAGCACCTGTTCAATCGATCCAACCTGTGGAGGTCCCCGCCATGCCGAAGAAACCCGATCCCAAGCCCGCCGCCAAGCCCACCGCTGCCGCATCTGAGAACGCTCGTCTTGCTGACGAGCGCACGAAGATGCGTAAGCAGTGGCGTCGCGAAGAGAAGCTTCGTCGCGACGTGCAGCGCCAGCTCGACGCCAAGGAAGCCGAGATGGCTCTCCGAGAGGAGATGTACAGACTCGGCGTCACGGACGTCGACTACGGGCTTCGGCTCCTGACCCGCGAGCTCGCGGGGAAGTCCGAAGAGGAGATCGCGGCGTTCGACCGAACGAAGTTCTTCGAGGGTGTCCGCAAGGAGCGACCGTACCTCTTCGGCGAGAGGGTGCAGCCCGCCACGACCGGGACCAACGGCGCGAAGCCGGACGGATCCGATCCGAAGGTGCCCCCAGCCGGTGCCCCGGCCGTGGAAGCGGCGAAGACGAACCAATTCGACGCACGAACTGCCAAACCCGAGGACGTACAAGCCAGACTCAAGAGTCTTGGCCTCAACCCTCATATGTGAGAGGCTTTCTCGGCAGCTAGCTCTGCCGTAGCAGGAGAACACGATGCCCGATTTCAGCACCATTGCCCAATCACCCGAAATCCGGGCGATCGTTCAGGAAGGCCTGCTAGAGCGAGCCTTCCATGATGCGCTCTATCCACGGATCTTGTTCCGTGGTGAAGCGATGCCTCAGCTATGGCCGAACAACGTCGGCGACAGCATGGTGTTCACGGGCGTCGGCCTGATGGCGCCGAAGCTCCAGCCTCTCGTCCCCGGTAGCGATCCGACTCCCTCGACGTATCAGGTCGAGCAGTGGACCGCGACCTTGCAGCAGTACGCGGACACGATCGACACGCACATGCCGACCAGCATCGTGGCGATCGCGAACCTGATGCTGCGCAACGCGCAGCAGCTCGGCCTGGGTTCTGGCCAGTCGATGAACCGCATCGTGCGTGATCGTCTCTACAACGCTGCCCTCTCGGGCAACACCGTTGCGAACGGCGCGCAGGCTGCGACCACGACCCTCGCGGTCCAGCGCCTCAACGGCTTCACGCGCGCTCGCCGTCCTGACCTGCCGATGGGCTCGCCCGTCCAGTTCACGACGGTCTCGACGAACAACCCGCTTCAGATCTACACCGTGACGAACGGTGTCTACACCCAGAACACGGTGGTCGGGTACACGTCGAACAACCCAGGTGACGAGATCGGACCGGGCACGCTGACGCTCGGCACGGCGGCAACCGTGAACAACCGAGACCCGGTCATCTCCTTCGACGCATCGCAGATCGTGTACGTCGGCGGTGGCCACAGCGTGAACGACATCGGTCCGACGGACCTGATGACGCTCGCCGCGATCCGCACGGCGGTCTCCTACTTCTGGCAGGAGAACGTGCCGGAGATGCCCGACGGCCGGTTCCACATGCACATGGACCCGACCGCGCAGGGGCAGGTCTTCTCCGATCCCGAGTTCCAGCGCCTGCTGACCTCGTTGCCGGACTACTTCATGTACAAGCAGTTCGCGCTCGGCGAGCTGCTCGGTACGGTGGTCTTCCGCAACTCGGAGTGCCCGCTGCCCGAGACGGTTTACCCGAAGGACGGCCAGACCTTCTCGCTCAACGATCCGTATGCCGGCGAGTTTTACTCGAACGGCAACCCAACGACCGGCACGCCGCTCCACGAGACGCTGCTCGTTGCTCAGGGCGCGATCTACGAGTACTACCAGGACCTCGGTGCGCTCATCACCGAGGCTGGTATCACCGGCAAGGTGGGCAGCTCGTCGATCACGAACAACGGCATCGAGGTCAACACGGACCGCGTGCAGCTGATCATCCGCTCGCCGCTCAACCGCTTGCAGGACCTCGTGTCGGCGAGCTGGAAGTTCATCGGCGACTGGCCGCTCCGCACCGACGTGACGACTGGCGGTCTCGCGCGCTACAAGCGCGAGGTTGCCATCACCTCGGGTCAGTAAGCGACTCGGTCACGCCAGCGGGCGTGCTACCGTAGAGGGGCGCCCAGGAGGCGCCCCTCTTGTTTAGGAGTCCACGCATGGCGAGCAAGACCAAATACGATCCGCTCGAGGCAGCCAAGGTGACTGCCGACACGAAGGGCAAAGACGACCTCACGCTTGCACGGACGGACTGGGACACCACCGACACGCCGCCGCCAGCTCCGGCCGTTGAAGTGAAGCCCCAGCCGGCTTCGATGCCTCCACCTCGAGCTGCTGAAGCACCTGCACCGCAGGTTGCCATGTTCGAGGTACTCGAGGATCGTGTCGCCTCCGTCGGCAAGGGTGGCATGCACCGTTTCAAGCGCGGCGATCTACTCAACGCGCATAGCTACGGTGGTGAAGATCGACTCAAGGCAATGGGTCTGAAGGTCCGCAAAGTCGAGATCTAATCGGTGTTCGATATCAACGAGAAGGAGCGCATCAGGTACCACATGGGGTACCTGAACGTGCAGCCTGCGTCCTCCATCTCGTTCGGCATCCCGATTCCGATCCAGACTCTGTTCCTTCTCGAGTTTGCGATGGATCAGATCCTCCCTGAAGCGGAGGACCGTGTTCGCAAGCTGCTGGTGATTCTCGATAACATCGAGTGCAGAATGATCGAGGGACAGCAGTACCTCGTTGTCAATGCCGTCGATGACATCAAGATTCGAGCGGACCAGCTCGATCGCCTCGAGGACGAGTACAGCCGTTGGGCTGCACGCATGGCTGACGAGCTCGGCGCTCCGCTCTACCCAGGCGCCTACAAATTCCGTCGTGTGTTCCAAATGCAAGGGGCGGGATCGATCCCCGTCAAGAACGGGTAACCGATGCCGAGCGAGAAGGTCGACGGGTACACGGTTGCGACCCCCGAGCTCCTCAAGAACTCGTTGTCGCAGCAGCTCGTCCCTGTGGTCGATGCCGCGCGTGACATCGCTACTCAGCTCGGCGCTCGACCTTATCGCGTTCGTCTCGTGCGTACTCGTTGGAGTGGCAACCGTCGTGGTGTGGGTATCGAGTCTGTTCTCTTCGTGATGGAGATCGTTCCGACTCCGAAGGTCATCGACCTCAACACCGTTGCTGAGATCGTGACGCCCATCGGACCGACGGAGATTGGTCTCGTCCAGCTCCAGCAGGTCTCAGGCCGCTACACCGAGGACATGCTCGTCGGCGTGGACCCCAACGGGAACATCCCTGGCGATGCCGACGAGGTCTACTACGAGATCGAGTTCTTCCGTCGAGACGGCAAGCCGTCCGACAAGCATCGCTTCGCGATCGCAGCGCTGCCGTACTACAACGCGACCAAAGTGCAGTGGAACGTCACGCTCGATGCGCAGGTCGAAAAGCGCCGTCGTGACGGAAGGCCGAAGCCATGAGCGTCTCTGCACCGATGACGCTCAAGGAGTTCCGAGACTACCTCGGCAAGCTCCCCAAGGCGCTCAACACCGAGATCATCAAGGGCATCCACGTCGGTGCTGATCAAGCTGTGGGCATTGCGATCCGTGCAGGTGATACGGCCATCCCAGCATCGGAGCACGGTAAGAAGGGCGCCTTCGACACCGGCAACTACCGACGCAACTGGCACGTGACCAAAGGGAAGGACGGCGCTGTCGTTCGGAACGATGCCACGTACGCAGGGATCATCGAAGGCAGGCCAGGCCTTGCCTACGGTCGTCGTCCAGGCCGCAAGGCTCCTCCAACCGCTGTCATCGCGCGCTGGCTCGAGCGGCGTGGCGGACTCGATCCCAAGAAAGCGAAGCAAGCAGCGTTCCCGGTTGCTCGCGCGATCGGCAGACGTGGTCTTCGTGCTCGTCGTGTGCTCGAAGGAGCTCGTCCGAAGATCATCAAGGCTGTGCTTGCTGAGGTGCGCATGCACGTCAAGAAAGCACTGCGGGGTGGCAAGTGAGCTGCCCGACCTGCGGATGCGAGGTTCATCTACCTCCATTCGAACCGCTCAACCCGCCTCCTGTCGCACCGACGGGAACCGGGACCACGCTCGTCACGGATCTGTCCGTTCCAGCGACGCGCACGATTCGAGAGGAGACAGACTCCGTCTGGGCCATGCGACGAGGCCTTCGCGAGTACCTTGCGCAGGCTCAGAAGGTGATCGCCGGGCAAGTGGTCCAGTTCATCGAGGTCTTCGAAGAGTGGGCAACGACCGAGGACGTCAGCATCCGCTACCCGTCCGCTGCGGTGCTGCTCGCAGACGGTCTGTCGACCTTCGATGCGAGCGACTTCTCGCCGAGGATTCATCCCGACGACAAGCTGCCCGACGGTCGATACGTGGTGAAGACAGCGGAGGTCTCGACGGACTTCATCATCGAGATCCACTGCTCTGAGCCTGGCGATCGCGTTGGAGTGGCGATGCTCATGGAGGAGACGCTCAACCCCGTCGACTTCATGTACGGGTTCGTCCTCGAGCTCCCCTTTTACTTCGGCCAGCGTGCGCTCTTTCAGACCGCATCGTTCACTGCGACAGACACGGAGGCATCTGCCAGGCACGGAGTGCGTCCGTTGCTGTATCGCGTGTCTGGCTCGATCTCTGTCGTGAGACCTCGGTCCTACCCCGTTGGAGGGATCAGTCTCGAGCTCTGCGTGGAACAGACCACGCAACCGCTTGCACCGCCAACAGTACATCGCCCCTTTAACCCGTATCGCGGGCCATCCCGTGAGTGATAGTCTCACCCCGTTCTAAGGAGGCCTCGCCATGGCCGGTTTTGTCCGACGCTACACCTCGACACCCTCCCTCAACGTCCTCACGGCGATCGAGGGCGTCATCATCATCGACCTGCCGCCTCCATCGCCTCCGCAAGGCGTCAGCACCAATGCATGCGCGATCGTCGGTGAGTTTGCGGACATGACCTACGGAGTCTCGTTCGACTCCAGCGGCAACTGCACAGCCAATCCGAATCCGGTCCAGATCTTCTCTGGCGCGGACCTCATCACGAAGCTCGGCGGCTTCGATGCGACGATCGGACAGTTCGGTGCAGCGATGGGCAACGGCTACGTCGAGCTGCGCAACAAGAGCTTCGGCGTGCTCGTTGCGGTGCCCGTCAACATGGCGAGCTCGGCCGGCATGCGTCTGTGGCGCTACCTGCCGACGAACCAGAGCATCACCAACCCCACTCCTGTCGTGCCTGTCTCGGCCGCGACAGTGCCCGCTGCGTACCTCCTGACCGATGCTTCGAAGCCCCTCGAGCGGATGAAGGTCGGCGGTGCGGTGTACTTCTCGAACTTGATCGCGTACGCGACGAGCATTACCGGTGCTGTGGTCGTTGCTGCATCTGCACCAACGCAGATCTTCTCCGACCCGAACGCGACCTTCACGACTCAGTCTCGCCCCGATGGCCTCGTCGGAGTTCAGATCGGTGACATCGTCGTCATCGGCGTGATCGGTGATCCTGGGGCCAATGGTGCTGATCAAGGTACCTATCGAGTGGTCTCCGTCGACTCGGCAACACAGCTGCACGTCGAACTGATGAACGGAACGAGCTTCGTGTGGGCGATGGCGAGCTCTGCGCTTGCGTACCGCGTCCATCCGGCATCGACTGCCGACTCGTACACGCAAGGTGGTGTTGCCGCCCTGCTGACGAATCAGGGCTCGTACACGGTCCCAGCATGGCCGATCACGAACGATGCTGGCACTGGCTCGAGCGCAAGCGATGGTACGTGGGCGACTGGCACCTCGCTGATCCCTGTTGTGACTCCGCCAGCTCTGACGGCGACGTCTGCTGATCCGCTGTCGGGTCTTGCTGGCCTCGTCGGACCGACGACGGGGATCATGTACACGCATCTCGTGCAGGCTCCGAACGCTCCGAACAACGCAGCGATCGATGCTCTGTACTTGACCGCGCTCTCGTCGTTGCTCAACGACGATGTGCCCGAATCGATGGTGACGCACGTGTGGGCAGCGCGGAAGTCTCTCAACATCCGCAACTACTTGCTCCAGCATGTGCTTCAGCAATCGGA